CTAGATATCCCGCGCGTACGACACTGCCGCATCCACCTGGGCCCGTGTCGGCCTTACCCCGGTGTACAGCACAAACTGCTCCAGCGCCTGCAACGCAATCACCTCCAGGCCCGTGATGACCGGCTTGCCCAACGCCTGCGCCCGGCGGATCAGCGGGGTTTGCGCCGGCATCGCCACCACATCGAACACCCGCTCAGCCGCTGCAATGGCAAGCTCGGAAAACGCCATTTCTTCGGCCTCCGGTCCTCCCGCCATCCCGATCGGCGTCACGTTCACCAGCATCGGCGGGCAGATGTCTCCCAGGTCCGGTACCCAGCGATAGCCACAGATATCCGCCAACTGGCGCCCGGCTTGCTCATTGCGCGCAACGATCATGCCCTCGGCAAAGCCGGCATCGCGCAAGGCACTGGCCACGGCCTTGGCCATGCCACCACTGCCGCGCAGGGCAAAGGCAGTGCCCGGGTCGACCTGATGCTGTGCCAGCAACTGGCGAACAGCCAGGTAGTCGGTGTTGTAAGCCTTCAGGTGCCCATTGGTGTTGACCAAGGTATTCACCGATTCAATGGCCGCAGCCGACGGGTCAATTTCGTCGACCAGGGCCATGCAGGCCTCCTTGTACGGCATCGACACACCGCAACCGCGGATACCCAACGCTCGGATACCCGCCACCGCCGCGGGCAGGTCATCCGTGCGCATGGCCTTGTAATAGAAGTCCAGGCCCAACTGCTGGTACAGGTGGTTGTGAAAACGCACGCCGAAGGTGCCGGGGCGCCCGGCCAGGGAGATGCACAATACCGTGTCCCTGCTGGGAGTTGTCGACATAACCTGCTCCTTTGTCATAACTGAAACGTTTATTCAGCGTACCAGAGCCAACCACTGGTCGTCCCTTACATAACCTTTACCGTTTCCCTGTAATCAGCTGACGGAGACCGGAGTCATAGTAGTAAGGCCCCGAACGAGGGGTTTTCCTGCGAGGTTGCGTTATGAACCGTCTCATTCCCGGAATTGCCTTGCTGATCGGTGCCTTGGCCGTCAGCGGACCTGCTGCTGCGCATGGCGGCCATGGCGGCGGCGGTTGGTATGGGCCGGGCCCACTGCTGGGCGCGGCGGTGGTCGGCGCGGTGGTCGGGGCAACGGTGTATGGCGGACGTGACCGTACCGTGTATGTCGAACGCCAGCCGGTCTACTACGGGCCGCCGCCAGTTTATGTGCAACCGCCACCGCAGCCGGTGTACTACCAGCCGTACTACGCCCCAGCACCACCGCCCCCGGGCTACCGCACCTACTACGGCCCACCGCCGGTGTATTACGGCCCGCCGCGCTGGTAAAGGTTGATAGAACTAATGACCACTATTGAGCACGTTGATTTCAAACCGCCCCGGCTGCTGCGTATGGTAGGGCCATGTCTTGCAGGAGGTCCCCATGGCCACTATCCATATCATGTCCGTCGTCGGCAGCGCCGTTCCCGCCTCACTGCGTGAGCAGGGCCTGCTGGCTTGCTGGTACCTGGTACGCAACGGTGAAGCCGTGAGCGGCCCGATGCCGACACTGGCCTCGGCCCAGGCACTGGTTGAACAGTTGCAACCCGGCACCCTGGTTGCCTGACCCGAATGTGTTGTGCGTCGCTCCCTACGCCCTTATGGCCCGCCAAGATGGTGGGCTTTTTTTTGCCTGGGCCCCTCAGCGTTGCGAGCTACGACTCAACTGGCTGCTCAGCACCATGATCTTGCCCTGAAGCCGCCCTACCGTCAGTACCAGCTCGTTGCGCTCCCTGGCCAGCTGGTCCGCTTTGGTTTCTGCCTCTCGGCGGGCATCCCGCTCAATGTCCAGCAGCTCGGTCAGGCGGCGAATGACTGCAACATCCGCGCTGTCCATCGCACGTTCGGCCGCATCCTTGGACAACCACTTGCGCAGCCACAGAAACGCACCTAGCAGCACAGTGCCCGTACCGCTCAGCCAAGTGACTGTGCCCGGGCCGAGGTCGGTCGGATCCATGTGAACCTCATTACCAATGATGATGTGATGAGCACTGGAGAAAAGTGTCTCGCTGGCTTTTCTTGTTTGCCGCTTTAATTTAGCCTACAGCTAATTTCATCACAAGAGGCAATTTAGCCATGCGCACATTTAGCAGCGAGCTAAACACTGGCATGCTTTGCCCTATGGACATCTACGGCATTCGCAAACACAACCTGGTCAAGTTGATCGGCAGCCAGAGAAAGGGATCCTGCGCAGAGCGCTGGGGGATGGCGCCTGCACACCTGAGCCAGATCCTTTCTGACAAGACCGCAAAAAACCTGGGCGATGACGTGGCCCGCCGGATCGAGGGCATCGAAGGCCTGCCACGCGGGTGGTTCGACGCACTGTCGACAGGTGACCCGGTACAGTTGCCGGTCGAAACCGGCGACGGCAAGCTTTCTGCGGCCGACCTGGTCAAGCAGATGCTTGCCAGAAGTGGCAAAGGCATCCCCGAAGAAACCCGGCAGCGGTTGCTGGCCGCAGCTGAAGAGCCGCTGGACGCCACACGGGTGAAAGCTGAGCTTGTCCGCCCTGGCCTGGTGGGTGATGAAGTATGGATTGCCCACTACGACGTGCGGGCTGCCATGGGCGGTGGCCAGATCCCCCACGATTACCCGGAAATGTTCAAGGACGTTCGCGTCAGTCCCAGCCATCTTCGCGAGCTGGGTGTGGAATTCACTGAACACCACCACCTCAAGATGGTGACCGGCTGGGGCCAGTCAATGGAGCCGACCATCAAGCACCGTGACCCACTGATCGTGGACGTGAGCATCCGGGATTTCGTGGGCGACGGGATCTACTTCTTTTCCTGGGGCGATCACATCTACATCAAGCGGCTGCAAATCGCGGATGAGGACCACTTCGAGATGATCTCAGACAACTCACGGCACAAGGACCGCATGATTCGCCGCGAAGAAACCTACATCCAGGCCCGGGTGCTGCTGGTGTGGAATGCACACTTGGTATAACGCCCATGCCCGCCCCCAGGCGGGCTCTTCATGAGGCTCAGAACGGCGCCTGCGCTTCGACCTCCTCCGCCTTGCTGTCCTGCTCAACGATGAAGTCATCGCGCTCCTCCACACTGCTGCGCGCCCAACGTACGGTAACGCTCTCGTCATCGTTGAACGTAAGGTCCAACTCGGACGTTTCGGACAACAGGCCCATCACCTCTTCCCACTCCGCATCACCGTCGGTGTCCAGGCGATGCACCACAACCCAGCGTTGGGTCTGCGCGACCGGGTGGTTGATCATCGACGACACCCGCAGGCTAAGACGCTCGATTCCGGTCATTGCCTGACGCTGCCGGGAAGTTGACTGCATGTGCATAGACATATTCTCATCCTGAAAGCTGTATATCTGTACAGTATCCGAGAAAAGCTTATCTCACCGCCAAATCCAGCGTAAAGCCCCCCGCTGAAAATTTTCCCGATTGTGTAAATTTGCGCAAAGCGAAATTTATTTAGCCTTAAGCTATTGACTGGAATTTAGCCTAGCGCTAATTTTTATCCCGCAGCCGCAAACGCGGCCGCCAGAGCCCCCAGCCAATCCTCGCTTTGCGTCAGGAGTTCATATGACCGTAGACATCAGCAACCTCATCATCGCTACGCCGGTAGCCGTATCCTCGACCAACCCCGTTGCACTCGAACTCAACGGTGCCGAAGCGATTGCCAGCTACCCGAGCATCGTCAAGGTCCTCAGCGATGGTTCGATCCAGTTCTCAGCCCCCACTAAAGGCGCCTCAAGCAAAAGCACCCGCAGGACCCGCTGCGAGTGGACGGAAACTGAGGATTGGACGCTGGCCAGTGCCCAGGATCACTGGAACTACCAAACCATGACGCTGACCAAGGTCAACGCTGCGCAGAAGGTGGTCATCGCCCAGATGCACGTACGTGGGGACGATAGCCCGCCGGTGAAGGTGTTCTGGAACAAGGGCAACATCACGCTGGGTTTTCGGCGCACCTACAACCAGGCCGACCCGGTGAACTCGACAGTGCTGAAAGGCGTGCCGCTGGGGGGCAGGTTCATCGTCAGCATCCACACCACGTCTGCCGGCGTGGTCAACGTGACGGCCAAATACAATGGTGTTTCCGGCTCGTCAGGTAATTTGCAACTCGACAGTACCTGGGCGCCACGGTTGTTCGAATTCCACGGCGGCATCTACAACCAGGTTGACTACACCGATACAACACCGGCCGATGACGGCTCGATCTGCATCATCAGCGAACTGTCGCTGATCCACCGCTGAACGATGCAAGCCCGAAAGGCATCCCGGTGCCCTGCCCAACACGGGTTGCGCCGGGATCGCCGTGACACGCCGAGCCATTGATTAGTCTCGATGAGTCATATTGTTGCCTTCCCGCTCCCAGACTAATAATTGACTGTCTGCCTGGGGAGGCGCGAAACATGCAATCAAGATTCGTTATTGTCCCTGCCGTGCCAGTGGAAGGTGATGCGTTGCGCATCGGTAACCGGTTCTATGCCGCTACCACTTCGGGCGGTTTCGATATCTATGACAACCAGGAAAAACAGCGGCTCAAGCGGGGCTATGTCAACAAGTCCGAAGCGGCGGCCGCGTGCACATTGATGAACGCAGAATCACGCAACCCAAAAGAGTTGTTTCCCATCCTGCGTACAGACTGATTTGCTATCCGACCTGATCAAGGCCGCGCCGAGCGGCCATCGCGGCCGTGCGCCTGAAATCAGGCCCTGCTCCGCTACAGGATTAAATTTCCTTCACCTTGCGCCCTTTAGTCATAAGGCATTCGACAGCGTTTGGGCCATACTCCACAGATGTTTTTTGGGGTTTGGCGAGTTTTCGAAAGTGAGGAAAGCCCGTATTTACGGGCCTTCCAGCCCATCCCGATACACTGCATCCCACTGGAAAACACAGCCATTGGTACAAAAATTGGTACGAGCTGGCTGTACGCACATACAGCGGTTTTCCGTCACCAAACCTCATCCCATGCCGCCAACATCACCATGCAGTATTTCAGGGGTGGTTAGCGGTGGCGGAGGGTTGATTTCATTGGCGCAAACACCCCGCCACCACCCTCATTTCCCTTTCAGTGGTATCAAAATTGGTTTCAGCCGATAGCTGTCGCTATCTGTCCGCTTTCGACCCAAAGCAGACAGTGAGTGGCCGCTGGTTGCTTCGAAGCTATTCAATAAGCATCATCTGGGCTCGACAAGGAGACGTCCCCATGCCCACACCACCGCTTCATCTCATGACTGGCAAGATTGCATCCGGCAAATCAACGTTGGCAAAAAGTTTGGCTACCGAACTGTCGGCGGTTCTGTTAAGCGAGGATCATTGGCTCTCAAAGCTTTACCCAGGCCAGGTCAAGTCAGTGACCGATTACGTTCGCTTCTCGCGCCAGATTAGAGAGGTGGTGGGCCCGCTCGTCACTGATATGTTGCGTGCCGGAGTGACAGTCGTCCTGGATTTCCCTGCCAACACTCTCCAGGATCGGCAATGGTTGCGGAGCCTGGCTGACGCGGCCGAGGTTGCCCATTGCGTTCATTACCTCGAGGTACACGACGATGTCTGTCGAAGCAGATTGCATATTCGTAACAGCCGTGCCGAACATGAATTTGCTGCGACCGACGCCGAGTTTGATCTGATCACCAGCTACTTTCAGGCGCCCGATAAGAATGAGGGGCTCCAGATCGAAATTCATCGCATTTGACGCACCGCTGGGGTCGGCTACACCGAACATTCGCTCCGCAGAGGCCGGATTATGAAAATCCTGTATAACTGAACGGCCAAAGCTGACCTTGACGTCCGCATACGATGATCACCCAAGACCGTATCCAGCAGCTGTTCGACAAATACTTTGAGCTGATTCAATTGGAGACGGTTGAATTCGGTGTAAGCGCTACGGAGGTACGCCACCTTCTAGGGCGCCTGGGGGAGTTCTACTGCGCGTTAGAGCTGGAAGGCACCCTCGCTCACCTAACCAACCAGCATGGCTTCGATGTGATCTGCAGGAGTGGTAGAAAGGTAAGCGTTAAGACGACGGCTCAGAAAAACGGATTTGTTCCTATCGGTAGGTCGACCATCGACAGAGTTGACGACCTAATGGTCATCCAATACCAAGACGGTGCGCTATCCACTGTGTATTACGGACCTATCACGCAGGCAATCGCAGCAGCCCGCTACTACCCGCCAACCGGAAACTATGAGCTCGATCTATCCAAGGCGCGCCGGCTGACAACCACTGCCAGCCCTTCTATGAAAGATGCCCTAGCTGTTCCTCCAGGTGGAGACCTATAAAAAGACAGCGGCTTTCAAGACCGTGGTATAAGCGCCCTATCCATGCGGCATGAGGGGCAAATTCGATCCCAAAACAAAGACGAAACGGCACGGCTACAAGCCGCATACTGCAAGGGTCGCCGTTTCGGTTTTGGAATCGATTTTCAGCCCAATTGCCATCCATCCGGTAGCCATTTGAGGTCATGGCATCGTGACATCAAACGCTCTATGCTTGCGCGCGCCATCACTGACTTGGAGCTAGCACCATGACAAGGCTTGCTGCGGTAATCGGATTGATCGCCCTTTCTCCTGCTGCATTCGCAGGCTGCTTCGGTAGCGGCTCGTTCCAGACATGTACCGATAACAGCGGGAACAGTTATAACGTTCAGCGATTCGGCAACACCACCAATGTACAAGGGTTCAATGCTGGCACTGGCTCGTCATGGAACCAGCACAGCACCACCATCGGCAATACCACCTTCCATAACGGTACCTCTGCAAATGGGAATTCTTGGAACGGAACCAGTCAGCGGATAGGCAACACCGTTATCAACAGTGGTGTGGACTCCCGCGGAAACGCCTATCGCTCGACCTGCAATAGCTACGGCTGCTACTGAGCATTCAGTAATGCAGCAGTAGTGTGAGAAACGGTCCTCAGGCCGCGCCGCTAGCGGCCTGCGAATCGCAACTGTCTAATACGATTCGGCGAGTTTCACCGGCTTTCGCCCAGCAAAACCGAGAAGCTTAAGCTCAGTTTTAGACAGCTCTCTTCCCCCTTCCCGGCGTCCCGCCGACAGCGATCCTTCCTGGCTCGCGCTCAACCCAACCCTCATACTCGAAAAGGCCCAAGTGCCGAGCTTCTTCGTGCTCTAGCAGCGCCCACGCCCGTGCCGATTCCGCCAGCTCCAGCATATCAACCAGGTCATCGTCTCCAACCTCTCGACGACGATGGGCGGCATAGGCCATCTCGGCGAGCACGGCAGCGCGCCCATCGGGATCTGTAACCAAGGCAAATCGGTCATTCAGTTCATCCATCCATGCTTGCGGTATCCCGGCCATCATTCTGCTCTGCACCACCAAGACTGCGCATACAGCACGCCGTCAACCTCTTCTATCCCGTTAATGTTGATGCCGAGCTGGGCCATACCGTTGACCTTCGCGTCGTGCAGCCGGGGGATGATGTCGGGCCCCGGCGCAGGGCTGAACACCCAGGCCTGGGTCGATACCCGGCCCAGAGGCTCGCTGTGGTGGTCACCAATGTGGATGTCGGCCTTCAGGGGCTGGATCCTCCTGAGCTGATCGGACGGGATGGCCACGCCATTCACGCGGCGGCGAACGAGGAGGAAGTACATACTGCACCATGCACTGTATATAGATACAGTATTTCAGCATCAGGAAAAGCAACCGCGCCAGTACCGCTCGGCGGACTATGCTTGTTTGCTCATGCAGGAGGGCGGCGTATGTGTGGAAGGTTGAGTCAGTACCGAGGCATACACGACTTCGTTGAAACCCTGAGCCTGCCAGAGGCCTGGAAGAACAACGTCGGCGACGAGCCTCTTGGCCGGTACAACGTCGCGCCGACCACGCCGGTGGCAGTGCTGAGGGTTGATGACGCAGGCCCGCGCGCTGACCTGGTGAGGTGGGGATGGCGGCCGCATTGGGCGACCGACCGTGCTGCGCCGATAAATGCCAGGGTCGAAAAGGTGGCGCACGGCCCATTCTTCCGAGCGATCTGGCCGCACCGAGCAGTCACCCCCATCGACGGCTGGTACGAATGGGTTGATGAGGGTGGACCGAAGAAGCAGCCGTATTACATTCGCCGTCGTGACGGGCTCCCCGCCCTATGTGCCAGCATCGGCCAGTTTGCGGGTGGCGAGCACGACGGGTTTGTCATCCTCACCGCCGATGCCCAGGGCGGCATGGTCGACGTGCACGATCGTAGGCCTGTCGTGCTGTCACCTGAGCTGGCATACGAGTGGATCGCGGCAGGAATGCCGAGCGAGCATGCGGAGCAACTGGTGCTCAAACTAGGCGAGCCGGCCGAGGCCTTCGAGTGGTACCAAGTTAGCACGGCCGTTGGCAATGTGCGTAATCAAGGCGCCGAACTAATCAAGCCAATTAGTGAACCGGGCCAGCAGGACCGCCTAACACTTTGAGCTGGTAGTCGGTGACCGCCTGGAACTGCGACTCCGCAATCAGGCGCAACCGCTCAACTTCATCGGCTGGCCTGCCAGCACCCTGGGCTTCGTGATAACGCTTCATGGCGTCCACGGCATTGGCATACATTGGATGGTCAGGGAAAAGGATCGGCGGCTTACACTTCATCGGGGATCCATCCTGAGGAGGCCATCACTGAATGGTAGACGGTGCCCGCCCTGCTTGGATTAACTGGTAATCGATAACCGCTCGGTATAGCGAATCGGCCAGCAGGCGAAGGCGCTCGGCCTCTTCCGGCGGCGCGCCACGGTCCTGGGCCTGGTGGTAATCCCGCATGGCATCGATGGCCTGCTGTATCAGCGGCTCGCCAGCCTCGACCATGCCAATGAAGGTGCGCTTGTCCAATACAGTGCTCCATCAATTTAACCGTCTAATGTTAGGCCGACTCATGCGATTTAGCATAAGATTTCCTCATAAAAGCCTGAAGATGCCACCCCACTAAATCACATCACTGATTTAGATGCAGAAACAAGGTCGGGTGCAAAATGATACATAGCGATCATCGATACAAACGACAAAAACAGCACGACGACCAAAACAAACCATGCGATGCCTGAGTGCCGCAATGTATTAAATTGCCAACCAATCAAAACATTAAAGCCGATGAGTAAGCACCAAAAAACCAGAACCAGACCACAAGCTGCTGCGACATTCTGAGCCTTGGAAAAAACGTTGATCGACACCGTGATAAATGCGAAAAACGATACAAATATAGACAATGCAGACACCGCATTCCCTTTAATAGAACTTACTTCCTCCTGCAAGCGTATTTGTGTCTCAATTGATTTTTCCGTGAGTTCTCGAGCTGAATCAAGGCTCGCTTGAATAGAGTTCATCATGCCAGTCGAATCACGCAACATTTTAGCCACCTTCCTCTCTGCCTGAGAGATAAATGTAGCCTTTTCTTTATAAAGCTCATCTAGCTTCGCATTAACCTGAGCAAAAGCCACTTGCATATAGTCGTCAATTTTCTTATTAGCATCAATCTCTGAATCTACCGAGGTCGACACCTGTGGCGATGGATTCGACGAGGCTGTCGGTATATTGGAAGAAACGCTTGAACTGGAAGTCGATTTCGCAGAGGCGGACCTAAAGCTTTGGGCAAAGAGCTTGGCTATCAAATCGGAATTCGCTCCGGACGAGCTTTTATTATCCATTAGAACAACCCTTCGCCGCTATTGACAAACAGCTCAATACTATCGAGCGACGCGACCTGATCAAAAGCCTCTACTATAGAGCCAACTTGAGATGCCGCTATTACTACAGGATGCAGTGGATCATTGTTGATATCACGCACGCACACAACTCCTGTCAGGCCAGCTGGACCGACCCCATTTGTTATGGTGTATAGGCTATTCGCGGACCATTCCCCAATGGTAGCCTTCTTCGTTACAGACATGGAAAAATCAGAGACTTGCTCTGAAGAAAACTTTGCTAAGGCTTCTATCATGTCCTGCGCTGGCGTGTCGCTCTGACTGAAGGCATTTTTTATCCAACCAATCCTTGTGAAATTAAACCCTTTCTCATCTAATAGACTACCAAGCGCCTCACACTTAACTCTGAAGTTATCGATATGCGACTGATCAAGCCCCAGCGGTAGCTCAAGAATAAAGTCAATACGAGCCCTGCTCATTGACAAACGATAACCTTCAGCCGTATTGATATGCAATCGAGGAAATTCCGAAGGCATACCTGGCTGCTCAGGAATTAACATCGGCTCATACTCTCCGATATCAAGCCTACTCCGAATTAGAGAGCTTAAGTCATCCGCTCGAACCGCTCCACTACCGACAAAAAGGGCCAATTGGCAAGAATAAAAAAAACCTTTATCAAACATACTGATCTCGCAATTAGAAACGGACTTCTCAATCTCGAGCACAGAGGAGGAGGAAGGGCATCTCCCCTCAACGCCAAGGACGACTTGCTCCAAAGGATAGCGGTAGCGAGGATTTTCTTAAAGGATGATCATGTGGTTTACGAGAGAGGATTGAATCACTCGAAGAAAGCGTCATACTCAAGTACGCATTGGTCGCCAGCTACTCGGGCTCGATCATACGCCTTCGCCAACTCTCGATTCGCTTCGACAGACCGCTCGAGCAAGTCGGAGAGCACCATGGCGGCGCGGGTGGCTGCCTGGCCTCTGGCGATAGCGGCGGTATCCGTGCCGGGGCAACTGACGGTGGCGGCGAGCTTGGCTCCTTCGTCGCGCAACCGCTGGCCAGCAGCATCGGCGTCAGCAGCGCCAGCATCAGCAATCGTTCGTTCTTTCTGGGCATTGGCTCTCGCCTCCTCCTGCGCCGTGGCGCGTCGTTGTTCTTCCTGCCGGGCGCTGCGCTCACCGACCACTTCGGCCAGCCGGTCACCGCTGTCTCGTTGTGCTGTTACCTGTCCGGCGTTCGCTCGCTCTACCGAGCGGCCGTGCTGGTAGGCACCCCAGTAGGAGCCGAACACCAGGAGCACGGCCAGCAAGCGCAGTGGGAGTGAAAGTTTCGCTACCAGCTGTTCCATGCCGCCTCCCACTCTGGAAGGTCGACCGTTTGCCCGGCCAGGCCGTGAGTGCTGTCGGCGAGATACTGGATGCGGCCATCGGTCACGAAGGAGTGGCAGACCGTTTCTTTACTACCCATGCGGTACCGCGACAGCACAGACGGCGTGAAAGTCGGTGCGTCTGCATTCTCGTTGTACCCCCAGCGCGGGCCACGGCCTGCGCCCACGTTCAGGCTATGCGGGAGCTTGCAACCATTGCAGAAGAACCAGAGCGATCCGTCTTCGGCCTGGCCGAGGCATCGACCAATCGTTTTGATCGTCATGCCAGCGCCCTCCGCACGCCCTCATCAATGACCGCCGGTGAGTATGGGTTTCCGCCGTTCTCGTGGACGATGATGCCCACCACCGCCTCGCGCAGCACCTGCGGCTTGGAGATGTCGATGGAGTCGCGCACGCCAACGCCGAGGCGCTTGGCAATGGCCTGCGCGTAGGCCAAGGTGTTGTTCTCGCTGGAGGGTGCCCAGCGGCTGATGAATTCCAGCGGGGTGTCAATACCTGGGCGACCAACTCCGGGCAAACCGTCCTTGCCCCGGTAGTTGAGCAGCAACTTGCCTAAGGCCCGGATCCCGTTCTCGGCCTGGTCGAACCTGGCGAAGCGCGGCTTGGCCACGCCTACCTCAATGCCCAGCTGTCCCTGCCAGGCATTGCGTGGGTTGAAATCGATGTTGCCGGGGTTTCGATTGCGGACGCCGCGAGGTGTGGCTGTAGTCATAGGTTTCTCCAGGCACAAAAAAGCCCGCACTCGGCGGGCCTGGGATGGTTTCAGGGAGTTAGGCAGCGGGCTCTTCAGGCGCCGGTGCGGTCTCGGGCTCAGCCGGCTCTTTCGCGGTGATCGAAACCTTGGCGCTGTACTCCTTCAGTACCTGGGCGGTGAATACTTGGGCAGTCGGGAACTGGTTGAGGATCGCGCGGGCGCGGGCGTCAGCATCCTCGGGATCGGCAAAGCGGGTGTTGTTCTCAGGGTCGTAGGCGTTGCTGAGGTTGATGGCGATGTAAGGCATCGGTTTTTCTCCAGGCAAAAAAATACCGCCGGGTGGCGGTTGGGTTTAGGTGTTGCTGTGAGTCAGGCCGGTAGCGCAGGCCAGTCGATTTCAGTTGGCCAGCCGGACTGCTCTGGCACTCGGTTCAGCAGAACACGGTATCGCTGCCAGTCCTTAAGCTTGGCGGCCTCCTCCTCGCTGGCCATCTCCAAAGCCACGGCATCGGCCAGAGGCGCCACAGCCAGGTCAGCCTCCCTACGGAGGTGGGCAATGGTGGCCAGCGTCAGCACCTCGGCCTGCTGGGCTACCGTCTGCATGAGGCTCCAGTCAATCTGGGCGAAGCCGAGCGTCGGGAAATGCTCTTCGGCTGGCTTGCCAGGAAGAGCGACGCGGCCGTCGGGCACATCCACCAGATCGCTGGGGAAGCGCTCGGCCTCGGTCGACTCCGGGCTGTTCGGCAGAAAAAGGGTCAGCACCACCTGACCGCCAATACGGCGGATCGGGGTGGCTAGCCATGCCGAGCCGATGGCGTTAACGGGAAGCGCGGCGCCCTCCACGAGGTTAGCCAGGTCAATGGTCAAGCCATTGATGTTCAACTGCTCGCCGTTCTTCCACACAGCGAGCTGCTGCGGCGGATGCATCTCCTGAGGCGAAAGTTTGATAATCATGCTGGCCCCCTACTTCCAGAAGCCCGTACCCGTGATCACGACAGCGTTCTGTGCACGGCTAAGGCTGGAGATGAAATTGGCTTGGCTAGTGGTGCCCCAGTATGTCGGGGACGAGTTGTCATAGCCGGTACTCGGAGTGATCGAGGCAGAAATGCCGACATTAGTGCCGGCCATGAACGCGAATGGCCAAGGCACACTCTTCACAACGTTCGATGTATAGCCGGTAAACGCCACGACACAGATCAACAGGCCGCTGGCGAACTGGAAGTAGTAACCGTTGGAGTTCGAGCCAGCCCGCATCAAAGCGCCGGCTGCCGGGTCACCGATGATCGGTGCTGCTGCAGCGATACCTGCCGGAATTGCTCCGTTGGCGGGCGCCCCCAAGGCGCTGTAGAGCTCGTTGAAGTTGTTGATAGCCTTTAACCAGGCGCTTCGCCGGTCGTCCCCGCCTGCGCCAGTTGGCGCGGTCCCAAGGTTGATAGTTTGCTTGGCCATATTTTAGCCCTTAGTTGTAATAGCGCGATTCTGGAAATTTGCAGACAGCAACACCAAGCGTGGTGCCGGCAGTACCGTCGTAATACCAGTCACCACCGGCGGTCATCACTTGGCAATAGATATTCATGTTGGGCTTACCGCCCGCCAAGATATTCATTCCGGCAAACTGCGCTTTCTGAGCGAACCAATTGACCCCGCGATCAATGGCCGAGATACAGATAAAATCATCATCGTCAATTGTCACGTTGGGAGTGAATATAAATTGGTATGTATCAAAGAGCGTTTGCGTCCATGAGGTCGCAAACTTCCCGTATCGCACCGGTTTATCTTTGGTGGAAAACGCAATTTGCCCGCTGGCGTCCCGAATATTCATGCCGTAGCCCGACGTTTCGGCAGTGTCTGAAAACTTGCAGGCTACATACTCAATCAGGAAATTCTGTAGCGTGTTGCCACCGGAGGACGCCGAGTCGAGGCTAAAGCCTGTCCAGGCCCCCGGCCCGCCCTTGATGGTGGCGGAAAGCCCCAGGCTTGAGTGCAGACCGCTGACATGCCGGATAAACACCTGCGGCGGCTCCTGGGTGCGGATCGGCTTGATAAACACCGCCTCCCCGTAGCCCCCACGGTCGGTGTAGCGAGACGTAATGTTCAATGTTCCACGTTCGGAGAACACCAACACTTTACGCTCGCTGGTGATGATCACCGAGCCATAATTGTTTTTTGCAGAAAAGCCATAGCTGCTCATTAAATGGCCCTCACCGCTTCAACCACGCATTCGACGGTGTGCTCTACCCACTTATCTCGATAGTTACCTCCCACGTTGGTGGGTTGTCGAAAATTGACATAGGTATAAATCCCGATGAGTGTTCCACCTAAGTTTTTGTAAGTTGGCAAGTACCCCCACGTATCGGGGTAGCCGGGCTGTGCATACCCGGCATAAACCCTTGGGGTAATCATCACGAAACAAGTGGCAGGGTCATAGCCGGGCACATCCATGGGGATGTGGTCGCGTCTGACCCCATCCCCAAATGTACGCGCCCGTGCGGGTAGGATCATGGACGCCATTTTCTGCAGGGTGAAATCACCCATGCCAAAAACCTCAACACCGTTTGAGTTTGATACTCGGATTCCATATTGCGCCATGATTGTTCCTCAGCCGAGACGGCCAATCGCCGTGCGTTCAACGCCGTTGGCGTCGTAGACATAGAAGCCGCCGTTATTCAGCAGAGTTGAACCGGATGCATCCTGCCCGCGCAGGATGAATGTTCCCGCAGCAAAGTTGATTTCAAGCAGTGGTAGGCCCTGGGCATTGAGCGCGGCAGATCGAATGGTCATACCAGCAACAATCTCCTGAATGAAAGCCCTGTTGATTACCGCCTGGTTGATGAAAACCTGCCCACCTTCGACCACGAACGGCAGGATCGTCTGGCCATTCAGGTTGTCGATAATCGCCAGTCGTTGGGCCATTAGCAGGATCTCGCCCTCCTCCCCATTGCTGCCGATCGCGATGCCCGAGACGACCTTGCGGCCGCCCTGGTTCGTTTCGACCTTCAGCGTGGTTTGAGCCGACACCCTGCCGTTGATGTCAGCCATGACCTCGCTGACCTGCTGGACCGAGGCATTGGTCTGCCCTACCTGCGCCTGAACCGTGTCGACTTGCCGTCCGATGGCAATACCGTCCTCGATCCGGGCCGATTGCTCCGTCCAGACACCCACCAGCCCCCCTGTTGCGCCGGCCAGGCCGGTGCTGTCGCCTTCCATTTCCGGGTTCACCTGGACATACAGCCCGTCCAGGCGGCTGGCCTGCGCGGTGATCGCGGTACCCTGCTGCTTGACCGTGGTGTCCATCTGGCTGATGGCCGTTGCCTGGGCACTGTTCACACCTTCGGCATCGGTCATGCGGTTGGTTAGGCTCAGCAGCGATTGCCCTTGGCTGGTAAGCGTTGTGCCTTGCTGCGTCACCGTGGTGCCCAGGGTGCTGATCGCTTCGCCGTTGGCCGCATCCGCTGCGGTTACCCGGCGGGCAACGATGTTGCACCACAGTGCCCGCCCCGTTCCGTCTGCCGGCTGTATCCGCGTAACAAAGCGTGCCGACACAGCCGCCGCCGGTGCGGTCAGCCGTCCCGAGAAGGTCTGGAAGCCGCCGCCCGCCGAAAACGTGAAGGCATTGAAGTAGCCTAGGCTGGCGTCCGTCTTGTCGAAGAACTGCAGCTGGAAGTTACCGGTCTGTCCTGCCGTCATATACGCGCGGTACACGTCCGCCGACATGTCGATCTGCTCTCCGCCCGAGACAATGATCCGCCCCGTACCGCAGAAGCTGTTGGCATAGAAAGCGATCGCCCTGCCGGCGGACGGGTGCGCCGTCAGTCCGGCAATCCCAGGGTTACCCGTCCATGGGTCGACCAAGCCATCTTCAAACGTCCCGCGCAGCACCAAGTTGTCCGGCTGCTGGCTCAGGGAAGCCTTCAGCTGTGTCAGCGAGTTGCCTTGGCTTGTAATCGTGCTGCCTTGACTGGTGACCGTCGACTGCAGGGTCTGCAGCGCTGACGCATCCGCTTTGGAGGCCAGTTGTGTCAGCGCCGACTGGGCAGCGGCTGCCGCGTCGGTGGCCACCTTGTCGGTCACCGCTACCCACGCCGAACCGTTCCATCGCTTCGGGGTGTTGGCTGCACCGGTCGTGTCGATCCACAGGTTCTCCGCTTGCCGATCAGCAGCGGCCGGCGTAGCGGTCTGGTACAGCACTTTGCCCTTGCTGCCCGCCAAGTCAGCGGCCGCTTGTGCCGCCTGCTGGGCAGTGCTGACGTTGCCGTTGGTGGTTTGCAGGCTGTTGCCCAGGCTTGTTACCGCTGCGCTGTTCGAGGACAAACCGGCCTCGGTCTGCGTCACCCGCACATCCAGTGCCTGGTTGGCCGCCGCCAGCACGCCAGTTGCCCGCGCCGACGGCCCCGCCACGAATGGCGAGGGGACATTGCTCTCGCCTACCCGCTTCTCCACCATGATCGAGTCCACCACCATCGAGGCACTGGCCGCAGCGTGGCGGTTCGGGTAGATAAGCAGGCCGACTTTAGAGCTGGCCGTGATCGTGAGGACGAAAGTCAGGCGTTGACGATCGGTGGTGTAGTTCAGCGTGGCCGAGCGTGAGGTGGTGCCGTCGTACAGGTTGGCCATGATCTGGCCGGCTGCGTCACCCTTGACGTACATCGACACCAGGTAGGTGCCCGCCTCCACTCGCATGTTGAACCCGGCCGCGTTGTTCGACGGCGCCAGGGTCACATAGGCGAAGATGTTGTTCGCCTCGGTGGTCACCAGGCGCAGGCCGAACCCGGAGTCGGCTTCCGGCACCGCCACGCCAGTGCGGGTAAGCAGCTGACCGCTGAGTGCCGGTAGCATGCTCAAGGCCAGCCAGCTGTACTCGCTACCGAGCAAGTTGGCACCGTTCCCGCCCAGATTGCCGATCGAGGCCTGCAACCCGGTGAGAGCATTCCCTTGGCTGGTCAGCGTATTGCCCTGACTGGTCACGGTGTTGCTCAACGTCTGCAGCGCAGCGGCCTCAGCCTTGGTGGCCACCTGCGCCAAGGCGCTGGCTGCTGCTGCGGCTGCGTCCGTTGCCGCCTTGTCCGTCACGGCTACCCAGGCCGATCCCGTCCAGCGCTTGGGTGTATTCGCCCCTCCCGTGGTGTCGATCCAAAGATTCTGCGCCAGGCGTTTGTCCGTGGCCGGCGCCGAGGTACCGTAAATCACCTCACCCTTGGCGCCAGCCTTGTCCAAAGCTGCCTGGGCAGCCTGCTGCGCCGTCGTCACGTTGCCGTTGGTGGTCTGCAGACCGCTGTTCAGCTGGGTGATGCTTGCGCCCTGGCTACTCAGGGTGTTGCCCTGGCTGGTGACCGTGTTGCTCAGGGTTTGCAGCGCCGAGGCGTCCGCTTTCCCTTGGGCAACTGTCTGCAGGTCGTTGTTCAGCTGGGTCAGGGCCTGGCCATGGCTGGTCAGTGTGGTGCCCTGCTGGGTGACCGTGGTGGTTAGGTTGGTAACAGCCTCTGCATTGGCTGCATCAGCCGCCGTCACCCGGCGCGCCAGGATGTTGCACCACAGGGAGCGGCCGGTACCGTCTGCCGGCTCAGTACGGGTCACGAACCGAGCCGAGACCGCTCCCTCTGGCGCGGTGATGCGGCCGGTGGAGGTTTTGAAGCCGCCAGTCCCAGCCGGCACCGTGAACGCGGTGAAGTATCCGAGGTTGTTGTTGGCCTTGTCGTAGAACTGCATCTGCAAGCGGGTGGTCTGCCCCGCCGTCATGTAGTTCGGCCAGATATCAGCCGCCAGGTCGAACTGCTCGCCGCCCTTGGTTAGGACGTTGAAGCCCACACCGCAGAAGCTGTTGCCGTAGAACGCGATGCCTTTGCCGGCCGACGGGTGCGCCGAGATGTTGTTGATCACCGGGTCAGCCGTCCAAGGCTCGACCAGGCCATCCTCGAAGCTACCGCGGAGGATCAGGTTGTCAGGTTGCTGGCCGATCGAAGCCTTGAGCTGGGTGAGCGCCGCCCCTTGACTGGTCAGGGTGGTGCCTTGGCTGGTCACGGTCGAGTTCAGCGCCTGTAGCGCCGAGGCATCGGCCTTGTTGGCTACCTGCGCCAGCGCACTGGCCGCCGCCGCAGCGGCATCGGTCGCCACCTTGTCGGTGACGGCCACCCAAGCAGTGCCGTTCCAGCGTTTCGGCGTGTTGGCGTTGCCGGTGGTGTCGATCCACAGGTTCTCGGCCTGCCGGTCAGCCACCGCCGGCGTCGCCGATTGATACAGCACCTTGCCCTTGCTCCCGGCCAGACTGGCCGCAGCCTGGGCCGCCTGCTGAGCCGTGGCGACGTTGCCGTTGGTGGTCTGCAGGCTGTTGGTGAGCTCGGTGATGCTGCTGCCCTGGCTCGACAGCGTGTTGCCCTGGTTGGTCACCGTGGTGCTGAGCGCCTGTAGCGCCGAAGCATCGGCCTTGCCGGCCAGCTGTGACAGTGCCGACTGTGCAGCCGCGACGGCATCCGTGGCCACCTTGTCTGTCACAGCCACCCAGGCAGTACCGTTCCACCGTTTCGGGGTGTTGGCGTTGCCGGTGGTATCGATCCACAGGTTCTGCGCCAGGCGGTCAGCCACGGCCGGCGCAGTCGCCTGCACCAGCACCTTGCCTTTGCCACCCGCCAGCGTGGCAGCGTCCTGAGCGGCCTGCTGGGCAGCGGTGACGTTCTGGTTGGTGGTGGTCAGGCTGCTGCCCAAGGCGGTGACGGCCGAGGCGTTCGCCTCATCACCACTGATCCGGGCGGTTCGCTCGTCCACGACCGAGGCGACCGATGCCGACGGTGCGATCTGGCCGACGGCAATCCAGTCGATTTCGAACACATCGCCGGCCGCCGAGCTGAGCCACAGGTAGAACCTGGTGATCGTATTGTCCGACCAGTCGCTGCCGCCATTGGTCAGCTGCGACATATCCCACTCGAGTACCACGGTCTGGCCAACCGCCAGCCCCGGGTTTGGGATGATCTTGTTGTACGAGGTCGACGACCCATGGCTGGCCGTGACATAGGACACCTGACCATTCCAGCCTGAACCTGCGCGCCGGGTGATGCGGCAGCGAATGCGGTCATGGTCACGGCCTTTGAGCGACACAACCGGTGAATTGAGGTACGAAGCGCCGGCGTCGTCATTGGTGACGATCAAGCGGCCGTTCTCAATGGTTAGCGTGCAGCGTGTACCGGTCCAGCCCTCGACGGTCGAAGCGAAACCGAAGTTTAGTGCCGAGTCAAAGCCACCGGACTCGGCGCGCAGGGTTGCGATCTGCGAGGCCAGGGCGGCATCGGCACTGGTCCGCGCCGTGGTCTCGTTGCTGATCGCGGCGGCGTTCGAGGCGGTACCGGCCGCCACAGTGTCGATACGCTGACCCAGCGCATTATCCGCGTTGGTGCGCGCCGTGATTTCAGACTGGATGGCCGAAGCGTTGTTGCCAGTCGATGCGGTGACCGTATCAATGCGCTGGCCCAGCGCGCCGTCAGCCGACTGCCTGGCCTGGGCTTCGCTGGTGATAGCCGCACCGCGAGCCTGAGCCTCGGACAGTAGGCCCTGAGCGCGGGCGGCAGATTCATCGCTGATCGCCTTAGTGCGCGCCTGGGTTTCGACGGCGATCGCCTGGTTGCGGTCAACCACCTCGGTGGCAATGGCCTGGTTCCGGGCCGTCGTTTCAGCGGCGATGGCCTGGCCACGGGCCGTAGCCTCGGCGGCTATGGCTTGGCCACGAGCACTCGCCTCCGCAGCAAGGCGCTGGGCCACGGAGCCGGCCAAAGTCGGCGGGCCAGAAATCAGCGAAATCTCTTGGCGCAGCGCGGGCGCCAGCTGGCCCCCCTCGATCTTGTCCTTGAGCGCATCGAGCATGGTCTTCACATCGGTCGACGTGGAGGCCACCACCTTCAGGAAGGCGCTGACGCCGTAGGCGTTCTTGGAGCGAATGAAGTAGGCATAGTTGGTCGCAAACGCGAGGCCGGTGTGGCTCAGCGTCAGGCCCTGCCCCAGGTATTCACCCTGGGTGGCCTGCGGGTTGGTCGAATAGAAATACTCGTAGGTACCGCCGTTCAGACCGTGCAGCGTGTTGCTCGGATACAGCGTGATGGTATCGATGGTGGCCTGCACCACGCACGCCTCCGGCACTGGCGGGCCATCGATGTTCACCGTGATGCTGGCTTCGCCTGAGCGGGTCAGCGGCCCCAAAGCGGCCACGCTCATGGTGTAGTTGCCGGACGGCAGGCCAGAGAGCGGCAGCTTGAGCGTGGTGGCCGGCACCTGCTGCGCCTGCACGGCCGCCGTGCCCTGACGCACCGTGATGGCGTAACCAGTGACCACCCCGTAAGGGGCGACCCACGCCAAGGTGCCTTGGACTACCTCAGCATTGTCTTCGGTCGACCAGGTGAGCCCGGTAGGGCTGCCAAGGCCGCCGGTTGGCAGACTGATGAAGCCGATCGGGTTGTATGGCTGACCTACAGCGTCATCGAAGATCGCCGGCTCGTTCTGTGCCACCGACACGTTGCAGCCGCTGTCGGGGCTCATCGACCAGTCGGTGACGATGAATTCGCCGACGATGTTCAGCGACGGCAGGTTGACCTTGACCGAGCGGCCTGGTCGGCAGTTGTAGCCCATGAAGTTCATGGGGATCGACAAGGTCCCGCCTGCGCGCCGCCGGCGCAGTTCGATGTTGGCCAGGCGCTGGGCCTGGTACGGATTGCTGACGTAGGAGAACGACAAGGTTTCTGCCGCCTCGCCACCGTCGTCCACCACCCACTGGCTGACCGAAACCTCGGGGTAGTCGGTCTCGGCCCAGGCCTGCGACGGGTCCACGAAGGTGCCGCGCACGGTGTTGGTCGCTGAGTCGTTGGTCGGCTCGGTGCTACCGGTGACGGTACCGATAACCATGTCCTCAGTGATCTCGAAGTCGTATGGGCCGTAGTAGGCGCCAACCTGCAGCATCCAGCGGCCGCCAACACGGATCAGCTTGCCGCCACACGCGGCTTCGAGCTTCTGCATCACCTGGGTGCGCGACTCGTCGGCGCCGATGACGCAGCCCGAACGATACCGCGCCGAGGTGCTGCCGTCCGCGTTGGACAGCATCTCGTCGCACACGCTCGCGCTGTTGGCGAAGCTGGAAAACACGATCTCATCATCAGGCACCCCGCAGCGATTGCGCAGGAACCAGAGGATATGCAGCGCGGTGTTTTCGCTGTAGCCGGTAGTGCGAGTCCGTGGGTCGTAGATATCCCGCCGTCCGCGCAGCACGAACCGTACATCCGGGATGCCGGAGGGGTACTTCTCGGCACTGTACCTGAACGACAGCCGCACGAAGGACAGGCCACGGCCGATCTGGGTGTCGCGCCAATCCGGGCTGTTGGCCTTGAGAAAGGCATTCACCTGGGTCGGATTGGTGACCAGCTCGTAGCTGGCGTGCTCGCCGTAGGTCTGGACAACCTCCTCGCCCAGGAAGATTTCTTCCAGCCCGTCGATCTCGCCTTCTGACAGCACATAGACCATGTGCAGCCACTCGCCATCGGTCTGGTCGCCTGCCTGCTCCTGACCCCAAGCCAGAACGCCACCGGTGCTGACACGGCCCAGCACGTACCGGGCAGCGGCCTTGGAAGAGCGCAGAGTCTGGCTGGAGGGCTCACCCGAACGCAGCGAGCCGGTGTCGAGCTTGTCCTGTTGCGAGGCGACATAGAACGCCATCGCCGCGCCAGCGACCGCCCCCCATGGGCCGCCCTGGATAAAGCCGATGGCTGCGCCGATGGCGACCTGGGCAACCTTCTTGACTGCTGAACTCATTCAACTCTCCACACCGTCAACGGCTCGCACTCGATCCGCCCGACACCGTCGGGGGACACAGACCAGAACTCATCTGCCCAGAACACCGCTACACCCCGCCCATTGGGGCCGTCGTACAGGGCAATGTCGCCCCGCTGGATCAGGCCAGGCTGGACTCGGGCAAAGCGGGCATCCCAAGCACCCTCCAACGAGCCGTGCAGCTTCTTCAGCAGGCGCTTGGCGCCAGCCTCAGATGAGTACCGCCCTCGGTAGGCCTCGGCAGGATCGACATCGCACACTGCTAGGGCGCAGTCGGCGGCGAACAGGCAGCAGTCAAATTCGCCCCATGAAAAAGGCCGCTCGGTGGCGGCCTTGATCGTGTTGGCAAGCTGTGTCGTCCAATCGCGCTTTCGCATGGCTATGTCTCGTAGGTGAACTTCGGAGCATCCTTGGAGGCGCCCCAATAAATAGGCCAGTCGGCAATCTGCGCGATGGCGAAGAAGAAGCGGTCATCCTGCCGGCGCGCCCGGTGGTTCTCATCGGTCCAGCGCTCGGTACCGGTTCTGTTCCACTCCGCCATGCGGTCGATGAGCGGGACCGTGATGCTGTTGCCCGCCTCGCCGTTGCCCGCGTAGGAGAACTTGGCGGCATCCATGCGGCCGCTGAACAAGATGTCTGCGGCATAGGTGCCGTCCTTGTCGAACACGACAAACATCAGCTTGCCATTGCGTCCACGGCAGCCCTTGATCGACGTTTCGGTGATGATCTGGGTGTCCAGGCCGTTGAGGGTTAGCTCAACAGACATAGGCGACCCCGAGTTGCTGCTCTCCTGCGACTGGCCAACCGACCCGAAGCTGCCAACACCCTGGTAAGTGATGCCGTCGATCACCAGATCACCGGTACCGGTGTGCGCGAAGACCATGCCATCGGGGAAGTCCAACTGGCAGGCATAGACCGCCATGAAGTTGCCCTGGGCGATGATGTCGACGACTGTCTGGCTAAATGGAAAAACGCCAGCCATCAGAATGCCTCTCGAAATTGCAGGGTCGAGTTCGAGACCACCGGCTGGGTGGTCCATTCATTGGTGTCGTCCATGCGCCGCATCTCGCAATAGGGGTTTCTGTACTCGACCACACTGCCGGCCGGGATCACCTTGCGGATGCGCTTGTTCACCGAGACCAGGGCCTTGCCGGTGGCGTCAGACGTGGCCCGCTCGACGACTTCGAACATTTCACCCATGATGGTGATGAGATCGCCCCGGCTGAACACCGGTCGGCTGGCCAGCATGCCCTGCAACTGCATGACGCTTGACTGAGCGTTGGCGACAGCCACGGTCGGTGCGCCGATGTTGTCTGTACGCACCCGGGTCAGGTACGGAATGTTCACCGTGCCGAACATGCCCTGCAGTCGGCCCAGCAGCGATGTCAGTTCGCGCTCGTCTTCGTCGTACAGAACACCGAAGGTCATGGTGCATTTCCAGTAGGCGCCTGGCTGAGCCGCGATCTGCTGGGCATTTGACAGCGAGGAAGTGAACCCCCGGTTGTTGTAGACGACACCCCAGGTGACCTCAGTGGGCTCCAAGTCCTCGGGCCATTCCTCCGCCATTGGTCACTCCCAAAAGAAAGCCCGCCGAAGCGGGCCAAGAATAGTTACCGCCGCTGCAGCATCTGCCGCCCGGCGCCGTTGGTCTTGAAGTCTCGCAGCATGAGCTCGTAACCATCGCGTGCACCCTGCTCTGCAGCGCGTCGAACATCGGCGATAGTGGCGGCATTAGCCTGACCGCCTACCTGGATGTGCTGGGTGATACCGCCAAAAGAGATTGAGGCTGCACCACCGTCACCTCCAGCGCCGGCGGCCATGACACCAAGCGAACCATCCGGCCCCCGGTGGAGCGGAAGAATTGCTTCTGGCCCGGCTTCAGCGAAAATCCCCGCTCCCTTGGCGAATGCGAACATTTGCGGACTGTCATACACCCCGCCGGAAAAGGCAGACAGGCTCGGAGAGTCGTACACGCCACCCTTGGCATTGGGAATGACTTCACTGAATCCGGTCATGGTTCCTTGGCCTAGCGCCGAGCTGCCGCCGCTGAGGAAGCTAAACGCCGAACCAAGGAAACCCGCAGCAGCCTGACGCACCTGGATGCGGATCAGGTCTTCGATGATTGCGTCCGCGAAGTCCTTGAACGACGCCTTACCGGTCTTGATGAACTGGACAATGCCATCCTCAAGGTTGTTGAACGCGTTGGTGAACAGCTCCTCGGTCTGGCCGGCAACATCGGCAGCGCTGTCGAGGTAGTTCTCGAAGGCTGCCGAGGCGCCATTACTCCAGTCCGCCTGGGCGGCATCGATCTTGATGAAAGTGTCCTCCTGAACCTGCACTAGCTTCGCGCCGTACTCCTGCCTCAAGGCGATCTGCTTTTCGAGCTCCTGCCGCTGCTTCTCGTTCGAAGCGGTGGCCAACTCATCGCGCAGGGCCAGGATCTTGTTGTTGTTCTCCTGCTCAAGCGCCAGGCGAGACTGAGCACGACTTGCCCGCTTGTCTCCCATTCCAACCGCTGCAGCGGCAGCGTCGCCCTGCTGCTGGGCGATCGCCAACTGACGCTCAAGATCGGCCTGGTACTTCATCGCCCGCGACAGGCCGGTCGAGGCCTGCACCGCACTATTGAATTGCTCGGCGAGCGCACCAACAGCTTTGCCGTACTCTTCGGTGGTGATTTTCTTCTGCGCCAGCAGTAGATCAAGGTTCTTGGTCTGCTTCTGAAACTCATCGGACGCAGCGCCTACCGGGTCGTAAGCCTTTTTCAACTGCTGATAAGCGGTCTCTGCTTCCTTCAGTTGCTGATTCAGCTTCGTCTGCGCAGAGGTGGCGTCTTTCGTTTCCTGCTTGGCGCCTTGGTTGGCCTTCTTCTGTGCCTCGATCGCGCTAGCTGCCGAAAGGATCGCCTGGCGGTCGGTCTCGGTGAGATCGGCGTTCTCGGCGATGTAGCGGTTGGCGATCTTCATCGCGTCGCCATTGTCCTGCAGGCCGGCCAGTTGCTTCTGCAGCGTTTCCAAATACGTCTGGCCCGCCGAACTCATACCGACCTTGGCGGCATTATTCGCCTGGGTGGCCGAAGTGTTAGCTTCGGTGACACCGGTGAGAACTCGCAGGGTTTCCGCGATCAGGCTCGACCGCTGATCGGCGTCGCTGACGGCTCCAGCCTGGGTGATCCACTGCTGCACCGTGCTGGCCGGCAGTTGCAGCCGTGTCGCTACCTCCTGCAACACGGGCGATAAACCCTGTCCAGACGCACGCGCCTCATTGAGGCGGTCAATCAGGCCTTGGTATTCAGCCAACTGCCGGTTGTACTGGCCGCCAGAGTCGCGCGCCGGAGCCGTTACCACAGCCGACCGGATGGACTGGGTTAGGTTGCCATAGGCGTCTTTGACCTTGTCGGCGGCATTGACCTGTTCTTGCTGCCACTTCACCAGCGAGGCTTCGCGCTGGTCCTTGTTGAGCTTGGCGAACTCTTCTCGCAGCTGAGCAACCGGCTTGTGCAGGTCGTCTAGGCTGACGCCCGCTTGGTCGGCGTTGTCGCTGAGTAACAGGAAGCTGGCCGCTGCGGTACCGGCGAGCAGTGCCAATCCCATCGGGCCGCCGAGTGCCGACAGCAAACCACCGGTGGCGGCGCGTGTCAGGTTGGCCTGGGCAATGGTCAGCGCCTCGGTGGAAGCCGTGAGCGCCGCCTGTTTTGGCAAGAGCTGAGTCTGAACCAGATTGAGCCGTTGCAGGCCTGTCGCGGCAGCTACCGAAGCCTCCGCCTGCTGTACCTGCGCCTGGGCATAAATGCGCTGTGCTTCAGCGCCTCGCAGTGCTGCCTGGGCGTTCTGGACCTCAGCGATACGCTGGGCCAGGGCGGCCTTCAGCGCCATGCCAGCCTTGGCGACATAGAGGGTAAGAGCCGCAGCGCCCACCCCCCCCATGGCAACCGCCACCAGATCAACGTTGTCGGCCAGGGCGATCAGCACGCTCGACAGGCCCGCGACTGCGCCGGTCCGCTCCTCCATGCCACCCAGAAAGGTCTGAGTGGCGTTGCTGATGTTCACCATCGCGTCCTGCACGCTGGTGGACATGTCAGCCGCAGCCTTGCGGTTGACCTCCACGGTGCGCAGTAAGCCGGTGTTGATGTCATCGAGCGACAGCTTGCCCTGGACACCGAGCTTGCGGATCTCTTCGGCACTCTTGTCGGTGGCGGTAGCGATCGCGGTGACGATGGTCGGCATGGCGTCCTGAATGGACACCCACCCATCGGCCTCAACCTTGCCGGTCTGCAGCGCCTTGGAATAGGCATCCAGCGCGGAGCTGGCCTTGTCGGCGGCCGCGGCGTTTGTCACCAGCAGAAAGCTGAAGCTGTCGGTAATGTCCAGCGTCTGCTGGGTGTTGAAGCCCAGGCTGCGCATGACGTCTGCAGTGCGGATGTACAACTCTTGCGCTTCAGCCAGTGGCCGGTAGGTTTCCTGAGCAGTGCGAAGCAAGTGCTCCTGCACGCTCTGGTACTCACCAGCGCTGCCAGCGGCGGCCTTCATGCGATCGGACATCTGCCCATAAGCATCGACCTGCTGAATGATGCCGCCAATCAGCCCAGCGCCAGCAACCGCAGCGAAGGCTCCACGCATTAGCGCGCCAGCGCTATCAGCCGCTGCACCCGCTCTGTCAAAAGCCGAATCGACAGTGGCCAAGTTGCGGTCAATCGCCTGTGTGCTGCGCGCCACCATCTGGTCAGCACTGGCCAACTCGCGGCGAAGCTGGGCGGTGGTCGCCTCGATCTGAACGAGCATCCCCTGGACTTGTTGGTCTGCCATGCTTTTCTCCGGGCAATAAAAAACCCGCCGAAGCGGGTGGTAAAACGGGAAAACTAACGACAGTGCCTCGACCAGGCTGTCTCAAAATCGCGTGGGCTCATGCGGCCATCATTTTCGAAAACTACCATTTCCTTGGTTGCTGCGATAAATCTCCTGAAACCAACGTAGCCCCCAAACGAATTCTTGGAATTCACCTCGCCACAAAGCCCGTGCTGATTACGAAACTCAGCGCTGCCTGGATCTTTTAAGACTCCGCCCACAAATTCTCTAGCAACGCGCTGGTTTCTTATCTCAGCCATTGCGGCTGCACTTTCTGCCTTCTTCGCATCCGATTGCCCGCATGCTGCCAGCAGCAGAAAAGCAGGAAGCATCAGTATCATTTTCTGCATTGGTCATTCCCTCGCACTCGAACAGGGAAGACTAACAAAACGCTAATTGGCCCGTCTTCCCGTCAGCGCCTGCCGCAGCTTATCCGCCACATTAGAGGCCTTCGGCTTGCCCTGCTGGCCCGAGGCCTTACCGCTGCCGAACGGGTTGGTCATCTGCGCCCACTCAATCCTGGCATCCATCGCCATGAACAGCTCAGGGAGCGGCGTAGACCAGGCCACATCAGGCGCCCAGCCCAGCCAGCCGGTGGCGATCCCATACAGCCGGTCGACGTAGCTGCCGTCTTCGACAGCGCTTACACCGTCCCGGCTTGATCGTTTCCCGGGTCACCGCCTCGCGGATTGTAGAGAGCTCCAAGGTACCTGGTGACTGACGGTGTCAGCCCGGCTACGCCTTCCTGCCAGACCTTCTCGGGCAGCGTTTCAGCAGCCTTCCCTTCCAGGCCAGCGCCGGCGGCAATGATGAAGGCCACCGCATCCACGCCTACTGCATGCAGGGCTCCAGAGGCGCCGCGCAGGCCTCCAAAGCGGCTCTCGATTGCGCGAACGGCCTTGAGGGTGGGCTGGAGTGTGAACTCTTCGTCACCCAGTTTCACGGTGACAGTACCGTGCAGCGTATTGTTCATGGATCAGGTCCTGTGTCGCCGGGGCCGAAGCCCCGGGTGTTATGGGGTGACCGGTGCCGGCAGCAACTCGAGGATGTCCGAGTTGATGCCGATGGTAATGTTGCGACGGACCACATTGTCAGCAGCGCCAGGCGCCACGGTGTTGTTCATCACCTTCCCGCGCATGTAGAACGTGGTCGGGCTGATCGCCGGGGAGGCATCCGGGTCGCCGTCGTTGAGGGTGATTTTGATGTTGTAATCGCCCTTGCTGCGATCCTTGTGCGCAGTTTTGACGGCATTCTGGCCAGCATCGCCGTTGTCCAGGCCTACGGTCAGCGTCAGGTCGCCAGCGTCGGCAGTGCCCTTGTACTTTCGCACGCGGCCGTTTTTCAGCGACGTGAAGTTCACGCTGCTGAAGGTATCGCCGAACTCACCCAGGTCCTCGATCTCGCCCACTTCAACGTAGGTGTCGGCCTTGTACTTGGTTTCGGTGTCTGCGCCGGTCTTGCCGCCGATGAAGAAGCGGCAGCCGGCGGCTGTGTTGAGGTTGTCGTCGGCCATGAGGGTTCCTCCAAAGGCACATTGGATAAAAGCCGCGGCGCGGCCCAGTCGGTGATTCAGTGGGTGGTGATCACGCGGACAGTGATCGAGCCCTGGTAAGTGATGCCATCCGCATCGCGCTGTGCGTCGGCCTGCTCTACTCGCACGGAAACGGCACGCCCCACCTCCAGTGGGAGGCGGCGCTCGTCCAAGGCAGCGATGACCTCGCCGTTGATGCGCTTGACCTCGGCTTGGCCCACGGCATCGGACCAGACCGACAGGTACACCAGCCGGTTTTCGCGCTTACGGCCCGAGATCGGGCTGCTGTTGACTGATATCTCCCGGTCGATCGAGACGTACGGCATCTCTGCGTTCAGCGGCGCGCCATCGTAGATCGGGCAGCTGACCTCGGCCTGAAGCCTGGCAAACATGGCCTCCTGCAGAGCCAATGAAGGATCAGCCATTTCCTACTCCCTGGCTTGCCTTTCGCAGCGTTCGGCGCACTGCAGCTTCGATGTCTGCCATAACGTACTCCCGGTTGACCTGCATCGACGGCCGGAGCCACGGGTGGGCAGGCCTGGCAGGCATGGCGGGATACTTGCCAAAGAAGTGCGTGCCGTCGCTCTTGTTAGAGGCCTTCCGATTGCGGTTGCCAGCGCGCTTTCCTCCAAGGTAACCCTTGGTCCCGTACTCGATGAACCGCAGGTAGAAGAACCGCCGGTTGTCTCGCTTGCCGCGGATCCCGATCTGGGCGTCCAGGCCACTGGGCGAGACGTACACCCTCAGCGCTGCGGCGGCCGCACCGGTGTCCTTGGGCATCAACTGCCGCTGGGTTTCCAATATGCGGTTTGCCGCCTCCAGCATCGCCGGCTGCAGCTCGTTGTCCATCGTCCGGTGGATGTTGCGAAGCGTGCGGCGTAGCCGGATATCGCCGCGAATGCTTGACCGGCGGGCCACGGCTTACTCCTTGGCCTGGTCGGCCTTCGCCGGCTTGGCGGTCTTCTCTTCCACCGCCTCGGCGTAGCCGCGAGCAATCAGCCCCTCGCCGTACTCCTTGGCGACTTCGAACTCTTCGCCTTTCTCACGATCGCCAGACGCACCCGTCAGCGGGCCCAATGCTCGAATTTTCATGGTTCACCTCATGGATTCGGTACTGATGAGCAGAGCAGCCTCATCAGGGTGTTCTCGTTGTCCGGCAAAATTGCCTCGACCTGGTAAGTGACCCCGCGGCGCGTCAGACGCGACCCGGCAAAGATGTCTGATCGCGGCCTGCCGATGATTTCGGCCGTGACAACAGCGCTCAGCTTTTCAGCAACTGCCGTTACTCGCCCAGAAGGGGTGCGGACTTCGCCCCACATTTCAGGGCGGGCTGCAGGAAGCCATGTCACTGTGGCTCCCCCGGACTTATTGCGCTCTTCATGTCGGTGGGTCACCTCGAACCGATGACGTAGCGGCCCGGCTCTCATACCCCCCACCCGACACGGTGCGGGGTCAGGAGCGCGACCGAACCTTTCGGCAATTCGGTGGCAATAGTCCCGATCACAACGTCCTCACGGTTGGCGTAAAGGTGGCCGAGGATCAGCAAGCATGCGGCCTGGATCTGCTTGTTGCTGAGCATGGGAGACTCGCCAGCATCACCGGCGGCGACAGCATCATCCAGCTCCTGCTGATCGACATAGACGCGGCGGTTCAGATAGTCCATCGCCTGCCCTTCAGCCGCCTCGATCAGGAGCTCCAGGTACTCGTCATCATCGTCAGGGTCTCGCAGGTGATGACGGGCTGTGGTCAAACTGATCACCGGCATGTCTTCACTCCTTCAGCGGTTCGAGCGATGCCAACTTTCGCTGCACAAGCTCCTCCGCGTGCCTGCGTGGCACCACATAGGCTGGACCGCCCCGGCGGCGCAGCTCGCCCTCATCCATGTAGGATCGCATCGGGTAGATCTGAAGAGTCACTGGATTTGGGTTAGCTGCAACCAGATCCCCTGCAGCTGGCTGGTCGGTATCGTCGCCAGCCTCGATCACCGTCGGCCCGCTCTGGCCATCACCTACCGATGCCCCTGCTTCCGTAGCGGGAGCTCCGGCACTGGCGCCCAGGTCCCCTGCGGCGACGCCCAATCCGCCCCCCGATTCTTCCGGTGCTTCTGGCGGTGTCTGCTCTGCGCCCGAGACTGAATCAGTTGCGGGAGCGCCCGCCTCGCCAGGATTTGGCGAGGCGGCTTCACCAGGCGAGAGGGACAACGCTCCATCTTGAGGCTGGCTGCCGCTCGACTCAGTGGTCGAGGCAGTATCCTTCGGCTCAACCGTGGACTCTGGTTTTTCCTGTTTACGTGCCATGGAAATACTCCTGAGGGGCGCCATTCCTGACGCCCCAGCGCAAGGAATTAAGGAGTGATCAGCGGACCAGTAACGAACGCTTCATCGCGGTAGATGGCGAAGGCCAGGCGCTCTTCAGCACGAATCGTTGCCATATTCTTCTCGAAGTCATCGCTGTTCTCTGTCGAGATCAGCACTTCGATTTCCATGCGGTCGAAGATCTGGGCGCCGAGTTTGAACGCACCTACGAGGAAGTCGTTCTGGGTCATGGCCTGGGTAGAGACCACGGGGCGATTCCAGAGCTTCGCGTTGGTGCCTTCCTGGGGCTGGCCGATGATGTAGCGGCCTTCACCGTCCTTGGTCAGCTCAATGGCCGCCCAGTCGATCGGGTTGAGCACGATGCCGTCGGATGGAAACTCGGCCAGTTCGGCCTGCAGCAGCGCCAGACGCAGGCGGTCAATACGCTGCTCACCCACTACGGCTACGCCAGCCGGTGCCGCGTACAATTGTGCAACGGTCATGAGGCCCTGCAGGTTCACCCCGGTGCCGTTGCCATAGAGCAACTGCGCTTCTTCTGCCATGGTGAGACCGTAGCGTGCACGACCATCGATATAGCTCTGCAGCGCCTTAGCGTCGTCCAGCATCTGGCGGCTGGCTTTAAACAAATGGGCGATGGTCCGCACGTTCGCCGTGGCCAGGCCGAAGGTCAGGTCGGAGTACGGTTTGGCAGTGCTCTCCGCCACAGTGCGGGCGTTGTTGACGAAGCCGGTTTCACGGACGTACTCGATGGAGTTTGATTCGGTTGTACCTGGCGCGACCAGGTCGCGGACGGTCAGTCGGCGCTGAGGCGGGGCAATGATCCCCGGCAAGCGCTCAGTCTGTACCAGGTCACCGCCGGTTGCGGTGGTGATGGCCGCGCGCGGCACGGAGACACGGCGGGAGCCACGGAAGGACGAGTTCATGTCCTTCATTTCTTCGCTTTCGATTACGAGAGCGCCTACCGACTTCTGTGGCTCTTCCTGACGACCCCGATCGCGGCTTGCATTCACCAGTTTCTGCTCTGCCTCGCCCAGGCGCGCTTGAAGCTCACCCTGCTTGGTCAGCAGTTCATCGACCTTGGCGCGGGTTTCGGTATTCATTTCACCGGAAGCCTTGAGTTGCTTCTCGGTCGCCTCGGCCTGGCTTTTGATCTGATCGCCAATGCCCTTGAGGCTGGCGTTGAGTTCCTTGACTTGGGCTTCAAAGTCCATGGTCACTTTCCTTTCAGAGAATTGAGGAGATTGGTTGCCGCGCTCAGAGAGGCGGAGAGGTCTGGCGCGACAGCGCTAGGCTTGTCGGGCGGGGCAGCGTTATGCGTACCCCCGCCGGCAGCGCGAGGCATGCCGGACTTAAAATTGGCGAACAGTTCGCGGCGCTCAGAACGAGGCATTCCAGCCTTCGCCAATGCGACGTCCATGGCCTTGAGCGCATTGCTCTGCGTCGACTCTTCGGTCTCGCGCTCGGTGATCTCGGTTGACGACAGGACGCCGGTAGCCAGGCCCAGTTCCACAGCTCGCTTGCCACGGATGAAGGTCTCGTCATCCATCAGTTCGGCCATGTCGTCGACAGCTTGGCCGCTGGTTTCGGCATAGAGGTCGGCCATCGCGGCATCGAACTCCTGCATGTCATCAGCCACATCGCGCAGGTAATGACGGTTGCCCGCGAGGAACGTCCAGCAGTTGTGGATCATCAGGAAGGCGCTGCTGGCCACCTGCCGGTCGCTTCCGGCCAAGTAGATGATCGATGCGGCGCTGGCAGCCATGCCAAGCACCTTGGTGGTGACCTTGTGGCTGTGTTCTTTCAGACGGTTGTAGATGGCGATGCCTTCGAACATGTCACCGCCAGGCGAGTTGATGTAGACGGTTACATCCCGCTCACCGATGGCCCGCAGAGCGGCATCGATTCGTTTTAGCGTGACTCCCTCGCCGTACCAGTCTTCACCAATCACCCCGTACACCGTGATGGTGTCCGAGGTGTTTTCAACGGCCGCCTGGATCGCGGGATTCCATTTGTCGAGCGCGCGCGGGCTCATCTCGCTGCGCAGGCCGCGAGACTGGATCTTGTGCTTCATGGATTACTCCCGTGATTTACTTTTCCGGCTGTTGGAGCCAGTTCATCAGAGCGGCCCTTGCGGCCTGGCTATCGTTTTGCTTGCCCAACTGGTCAAGTGGCACCAGGTTGGATTGCACGGTCAGTACATCGCCACCCGGCATGCTCGGAAGGTTTTCTTTCCGCCGACCCTCGTTTCGGGTCATGTAGCCGTTCTGCCCCATCGTGCTGAGATAGGCTGCACGGCCGGCGCTGTCCGCACGCAGGAACGCTTCAAGTGAGTACTCGGCGTAGAACTTGATCCGGTCAACCGCCGTCATGCACCACTTGTTCACGCACTGCTCGATCGGCGCCGTGAAGGACATGATGCAGTACGTGAGAAACGCGATCTGTTGTTGCTCCAGGCCGGTGCCCCAGTTACTGCCCTTGTCGGTCTTCATCACCATCCAGGGGGGAACGCCGAACCATCGGCAAATTTCCTCGACGCTGTGTCCTCTCGACTCCAGCAGCTGTGCATCGGCAGGATTGATACCGATCATCTCCGGCTTCACGCCCTGCTCAAGCACTGGGCTCTTGCCTGCGTTCAATGCTCCGGAGATTGTCTTAACGTACTCACGAAACTCGACGCGCTGAGCGGGGTTTAGCGTCTTGTCGACCGAAAAAGCGACTGTGGGCATCATGCCGTTGCGGAACGTACTGTTGGCGGCATCATCTGCAGACATCGCAGAACCGAACACATCCGCGCCGTACCGAATAGCAGAAAGGCCGACTCGGCCATCCAGGGTGAATGCTGGGATGTGCAACATGTCCTGCCGCTGGATCTCTCGGCGGGCTCCCTTTCGGGGCCTAAAGAAATACCTGAGTCGTCCATCGTCGTCGAACTCAAGGTCGACTCTCGACGGCATCAGGAAGTCCAGGGCGATGACGCGCCCGGCAGAGCGATGGATCTCGCAGTAGGCGTTGCCCCACAGCAGCATCGAGGCGACGACGGCCTGCCAGAAATGGAAGGCAGCCATGTCTTCGTTGGGGCTGTTGTGCACCACATCGTACAACGGGAAGTCGCGGGCGCTCTCTCGGCTACCATCGGGCATCCGCCGGTAGATGCTCAATGGCAAGCCGGCTACAGAAGTCGAGATGATACGGACGCATGCCCACACGGTAGACAGGCGCATGGCCTTGTCGACGCTGACTGACTTACCACTACTGGACTGGGCACCGTTAAAGGCACTCCAGAAACCTCCGTCCGACAGCTTGATAGTCTTGCCCAGCCATTCACTCATACTGGCTGATGGCTTGGTGGCAGCAGCGCCCAATGCCTGGGATAGGGTTTTAATCACTGACAAGCCCTCTGCGGATGAAGCCGGCGATGCAGAAGAAGCTCAGTGATCCCGCCAACAAAGCCCAGCCGGTACCAGCCAACAGCCAGACCCCGCTGCATGCCAAGCAGAAAGCGACCACTGCGCAGGCGATGAAAATATGAAATGCGTTCATGCGATCAGTGGGTCCCGAATACCAGCCATGAAGTTGTCCATTCCCCCGCGTCCTTCTGGATTGAGGCTGAGCAGTGAAACGGCGTTGAATGTGGCCATCAATGGGTCAATCTTGGCGGTGCCCGAGGCCTGCTTGTTGATCAGGAAGGCGTTGGCCGACGGCACGCCTTTGGCGTTACCGCATGACCAGGCCATAAGCGGCTGACCGCAATGCAGCAGGGTGCCTTCCGCGAGCTTTCTCTCTGTCGTCTTGATTGCACCAGTCAGCTTCCAGCCCTGTGAAATACCGACGATCTTGTCTTCCTCGACTCCCGCGTCAGCCAAGGCATCGAGAACAGAGCCAATGCCAGCGGGGTCGAGCCCAACCTTGTCCAACAGACCACTCTCATTGATGTGGGCCACTATGGCTGCGAACTGCTCAACGTCGTCGCCGATCCTTTTCACGATGGTCAGATCACCAGCTGACTCAAGGTCTTTCAGTCGGGGGGCTTCCGACTTGCGCCGTTCAAGCACTGAAGGGTGGGCCCAGGCATGAGCCCAGTGGAACCACCTACGCGACCCGGTCTCCCGCCCTAGGACTGCTAGGCCAAGTAAATCGTCAAGGCCGCCCCCGTCACCGCCAACATCGATCACCTCACACCGCTTCAGTATTTCGTCCAGGCTGAGCCAAGTAGCGCCTTGCGGTTCCCAGAATTCAGCGCCGACCCAAGCGTCGGACATCAAAGCAAGACCGATCTCGATATTCAGGTGCTTGGCCAGGAAGCCGCGTAGCTCTGCTTCTCCATCGATCTCCGCCTGCATGAACAGGCGCTCAAGCGTCGGGCGGTCGACCGAGAACCCCATGTTGGGGTTCACCAGGTGGAAGTTCTCCGGCCTGCGGGCTGCACCGCTGTCGATCATCTCCTTCGAGAATTCGTAGATGATCGGCAAGAAGCGATTGTCGTTGATGCGGCCATCGCGCACGCCGCGCGCATAGTTCAGCTTCGACCGGAACACACCAGCCGGCGGCTCGTTCGATTGCGTGGTCAGCCAGATGACGAAGCCTTCTGGCCTGGATAGCAGGCCACCCGTGGCCTCTCGAATCATGTCAGCCGCTTTCGGGTTCTTGCCGAACAGCCAGGCCTCATCGATCAGCACGCCAACGGCCTTCTTGCCACCCACCACGTCACTGTCGGCGGCGACCACCTTCAGCGTGGCGCCGGTCTCACGGTGAGTGATCAACCGAAGATGTGGCTGCACATGCAGCAGGTCCTTCAGCTCGTCGTCGTTGTTGACCATGTCCTTCGCCGGCACGAAGGCGTTGTCGGCAATCTCTTTGGTCGGGGCGAGGATGATGAACTCGGCTGACATGCGCCAATTGCGGACCAGGGCCGTCAGCATGATCGCGGCGGCGATAGTCGACTTGCTGTTCTTCTTCGGGATGCAAAGCATGAACTCCCGAATGAGGCGTTCACCGGTCTCGCTGTTGTAACTGCCGAATACAGCCCCTGCGAAAGCCAGCACCCATGGGGCGCAAGCGCTTTCAATAGTCGGGCTGCCCGGGGCATCGACAATGCGAAGCCCCTTGAACACCTCCAGGCTCTCTTCTGCCTCCAGTGGGAACAGCGGTTCAGGGATGATGGATTCGCCGGCAGCCAGACGCCGCCACCAATCAGGGCAGGCCGTGGTCCAAAGCATGCGTCACCCCTTGACGACAGTGAGGGGCGGCTTGCTTCGGGAATACTTGCCCTTGCCAGCCTCTTTGGCGGCCTCCGCCTTCTGCTCTTTCTTGCCCGCCTCGGCCTTCTTCCCGTGGATATACGGCACGGCGGTCTGCGCAGCGTTGCGCCGGTCGAAGACTTTCGCCCGGGGCTCGTTCATCAGCGCGAGCAGCCACACCAATGGATCATCAGTTGAAGGCAGGCAACTCAGGAACTCTCCGTCGGCCTCATTGATCTCGACGGGGTCTTCATTGGCTTCATCGGCCTTCGCTTTGCTGCGCCGCCTTTTCGGCTCAGGGTTAACACTGAGCTCTGCTCTACGAGCCAGAATTGCGGATGCGATCTTCGGATCATTGGCCCAGCGCGAACCAGCTGCAGCAGCCGTCGAGGGCTTACTGCCCGCGGCTTCCGCTGCTTCTTTGTTGGACGCGCCCCGGGCCTTAGCGTCAACAAACTGTCGCTGTTTGTCTGTTAACACCATTAACAAAAACCTTTAGGGGGGAGAAAAATGTCTACGTGGGGTCGGTGGCGGTCTAGCTAGATGAGAATCCCTAGCTTTTGACCCCCCTACCCCTTCGCGGCACGTCACTGGCGTGCCGCTAGGTCGCCGTCCGCGGGGTTTCGACGATCCGCTGACGCCTCAGCCACCCAGTCCCGCCGCCTCCTCGGCCTGCTTGACGGAGTCATGGCACGGCTTACAGAGGCTCTGCCAGTTGGTCTCATCCCAGAAGAGAGCCATGTCTCCGCGGTGAGCAACGATGTGGTCGACAATCCTGGCGGCAGTTGTGCGGCCGTTCCGCTCGCAATAGACGCAAAGCGGGTTGTCGCGCAGGTACCGCTCTCGGGCTTGCTGCCACTTGTAGCCATAGCCGCGCTGGGAGCTGGTCATGCCGCTTCGCCAACTGCCAGGGCTCACCACCTTGACCCGTGAGCCTGCGCTCTCCTTGATGCGAGAACCGAGCGTCTTGAGCCTGGCCATCAGCGCACCTCAACCTTCAGGCCGCGACCGACCCAATAGGCAACCCGACTGGGGTTCGGTTCACATCCTGTGACCTGCGCCATGGCCAGCACGCCAGCCAGGTAGTACTTCAACCACCAGCGATGGCGGCAAACGATCGTTGCATACACCCTAGCCATGCCGGCGCTCCTCACCTCTTGTACCAAGTCATCTCATAGCACCGTGCATCAGGCGGCACCTCGGCGATCGGCTAGCGCAGGCAGTCCATGTGCTTACGCTCCGGCCGATTGCGATTCACCCGCAGCGTCTGCACCAGGTAGGCCGAACCGGCTGCAGTGGTGATGAAATCGCCGACCGCGATGCCATCAACGCCGTCCACGTAAAGCTTGCATCGCGTGTAAGGCGCCTTGGCCATCAGCTGAAAGGATCAGCGGGCTTAGCGATCGAGCGCACGAACCACATGAAACCCTGCTGCAGGTTGGTCTTGGCCAAGGCCAGGGTGCGCTGATCCACGCCCTCGATCTGGCCAATCTGCTTGAACAGCTCGCCGGCGTCGGCTTCCAGGGCCTTGATCGAGTTCATGCCGTCGATCTCGCTCTGGGAGAGGTCGTGGTAGCCGGTGATCTTCTTGTGCTGGTTGTCCATGGTGAATCCTCATGTGGGCGCGCCAGGAAACGGCGCATGTCTGTTTTGTGGCGCGGAGCAACTCTTGGCCTAATTGAACGAGCCAGATGACCACTGACGCTAGTGACACGGAATGCCATCAATTCGTCTCGATGAGTCATATTGCTGGCTTTCTGCAATCGAACTAATACTTGGGTATCTGCCTGGGGAGGCCTAAGTCATGCAACCACGATTCGTTATCGTTCCGGCTGTGCCTATCGAAGGTGAGTCCTTCCAAATCGGTAACCGGTTCTATGCCGCCACCACTTCGGGCGGCTTCGACATCTACGACAATCAAGAAAAGGAAAGGCTGAAGCGCGGCTTCACCAGTAGGACGGCGGCGGCTGCAGAATGCGAGAAACTGAACGCTGGTTCACGCAACCCTGAAGAGCGATTCCCATTACTGCGCACAGAATGAGACACCACGAAACCGCGCACCTAGATTTTGTGGCGCAGGTTATGGGCCATCGACCTTGCGCTCTGCCCAGCGTCTACCGAGCTGGCGCGCCTGCTCGACGCCCAGCACGCCGACAAAGCCAGCAGTGGCGAACGACCAGGCGATGCTCAGGCCGAACTCTTTCACGGTCAGGCCAACCACCATCACGATCAACGCGCCAAGAGTAGCCTCAATCAGCTGTCGGACTGGGCGGGTTTCCTGGCCATCGTATTGAATACGCAACCAGGTCAGGGCGAATGTCAGGCCCATAGCCAGGCCGTTCTCTCTTAGGGCTGTTAGTACAAGCACCCAGAAGGATGGGTCTTTCTCTGGCGGCATATGGGCCATCTCGATTCCTCCCGTTGCGGGGAGCGGAAAAAGAAAAAGGCCCGCTGTTATGGCGAGCCCTTGAATGGGTGCGGAGGGCCGGCACTTACCCGGCTTGGTGGTCTGGATCGCTGGGTCACGTACCCCAGACTCTCATCGCGTTGTCCATCAGTGACCGCACGGGTTTGACTGAACGCCACTACCGACTTAGCCCTGCTGCCAGGGCGCGTCATCCGCATAAACGAAAAACCCCAGAGCGCGATGTCTGGGGTTTGTCTGTGTCGCGTTTCTTGCAAGCTGGACACGCTGCTATGAAAACAGGTGTTTATCCGCGCGGAAAGCTTTTTATGCAGCCTCGCGCAATTGCTCCAGAGCACAGTCGATCCATGCCACTCCGGTGCTGATCAGTTCGCGCGCCTTGGCTTCACCCATCTTGTGCTCACGGGCGATGCGCAACGCAGGCCACTTAGCGCCGAAGTACAACCAGATGAATCCGCCCATCTGCGGGTTGCGCTTGTTCAGCCTGGCTACGGCGCCGTCCACCGCCAGGGCTAGGTCGTCCGTGATCACGTATTGCTTTAGCCCGCCTTCCGCTGGGACGTGCTCCTTCATGAGTGCATAGAGCGGGCAGACATACTGAGGCACGCCCATCCCATCCATGCGCCACCAGCCCCATTGCTCGAGCATGTACGCGGTGTCACCAAGGGCCTTGTCTACGTAGGTTCGTTTTTTCATGTCCTTCCCCCTCAATCCCCGGTGTAGTTGGTGCCGCCGGCGCCGCGCCGGTTGCTTCCCTGATATGTCGCCTCAGGCCCGGATGCCTGAGGGTTCTTCAATTGCTCGATCTGCCGTGTCGCGCCCTGCAGCCTCATGCTGAGCTGGGTCACCAGTTCATCCAGGGCCAGGGCCTCGCCAGTTGCCGCCACTACCCAGCCCGAGGCGTTACAGTGGTCGCACGGCAGTTCGTGAAACAAACCCTTAATGACCGCTCTCCCACGGCACAAAGGGCACTCTTCCAGCTCGATCACAGCCTTCTTGAAGGCTGGGCCGTGGCTCTTCCTCATGCGTTGGACGCCTTTACCCAGCGCCGCACCGACAGCTCGCACCCCATCTTCAAGCAGACCCCGTTGGCCATTCCCCGGTGGGTTGCCCGGCGCCCGCAGCCGCAGTTGCAGCGCCGTCGCGACTTCGAATCAACCTGTTCCTGATAGCAGATCTGCCCAGGCAGCCCGCCGACAAAACCCCAACCCTCCATCCCGCCGCGCATTGCCGCCGAGCGGGCCGCTGGAGACATCGCGTTCAAGTCGGGCATGGCTGGCCCTGAGGGCTTTCCAGTCATTTCGAATCCTCGCTTATGGTGGATGCCGGAAGGGCCTCGAAGCCCGCGCGCTCTGCGGCCTTGGAGAGAATCCATGAATCCGCTGATCTATCGCCGGTCAAGCCGTGAACCGACTCGAAACCCTTCTGATCAAGGTGTGCGTGCCACTTCTCCAGCGCCTCGCGTTTGCGAGCCATAACGTCGGACTGGATGTACACCTTCACGTTGTGGCCCATGGCGTGGTTGACCATCAGTTCGCCCACCAGGTGGTCAACACCCAGATCGGCCCAACTGGTACGGGCCAGCTTGCGCAGGTCGTGACTGGTCCACTTGCCTTCCCCCATGACCGAGAACACTGCAGAAGCCTTCGACTCGCTCATGGGCTTGCCTTGCCGGCCCGGGAACAAGAACTCACCTTCGTAACCCTGATTGATCTGGATCTCGCGGCAGGCCATCAGCAGGAAGCGCACCTGGTCGGTCAGTGGCAGGCGGTGCTGCACGCCGGTCTTGGTGTGCTCGGCGGGAATGAACCACTCCCGCTCGGCCAGGCTGATATGGCTCCAGCGGGCCATGCGGGTCTCGCCCAGTCGGGTGCCGTGGCACAGCATCATCAGGGCCAGTAGGCCATGTTGCGGGTTGTGGGCCAGCGTGCTCTTCATGCGCGCTATCAAGTCTTCCAGGTGCACACCACGCAGTCGCGACGGCTTGACCGTGACCTTGGCCTTGGAGAAGTCACGGAAGCGGATGCCGGCCATGGGGTTGCTGCTGATCAGCCCGAGCTTGGCGGCCTGCCGGAAGGCCAGAGCCAGCAGCTGGAACACCAAGCGCACATAGTCGATCGACAGCGACTCTTGTAGCGGCCACATCAGTCCGCGATCGAGCAGTGCCTTATCCATCAGGGCAAGAGGGGTAGAACCAAGGCGCGGTATCAGGTGCTGCTTGATAGCCGACGCCGCCGTGCTCTTGCGCTTGGCCGACAGGCTGCGATCACGGGACATGCGCTCAGCGAACCAGGCCAGCAACTCGCCAGTCAGCAACCAGCTCGACAGGCTTGAACTTTCGCCAGCCTCGAGACGCAAGCGGATATCCGGCAGTGCTGCAGCAACCTTTGCGGCGCTCAGGTCAGGGTACGAGCCGATCCGGCACCACTTGCCTTTATGGATCAGGTACCAGGACCCGCGCTCACGGGAACGGTGAAACCGGAAGTAAAGGCCTTGGTTGCCCAGTGCGCGCAGGTCACGCACCTGGCCGGCGGCCTGCCGGCGAATCTCTGCATCGCTGATTTTCACAGCGGCGGTTTTGGTCATGCTGCAACCTCCGTTTTAGGCAGGGCCAGGTACGCCCTCAGGCACTCCATGGCGTCGAAATGCCCCTGACACACAACGGCCAGGTAGCCTTGGTCGTTCAACCGGCGGATACACGCTTGCTGGCTGGACGAGACGGGCGCCGGATCAACGGTCGCCTTGAATTCGATGTAAAGACCGAAGTACCCGCCTCGGGCCATGGTCAGCACCAGATCAGGGATTCCGGCCTTCACGCCCTGCGCCTTGAGCTTCAGCGCCACGCCCTTGTGTCGGTGACCGCCGTTCGGGACGTGGTAAATCAGTTCGAAGACCTCGGGATAGCGCAGCTGGATCTCTTCGAGCAGGGCAGCCTGCTCCTGCCCTTCCCTGTCGACGGGCTTTGCGCGGGCCGGCTTGGCCTTGAACGGGCGAAGGGCGGGCGCATTCATGCGATCAGCACCCCCTCAAGGATGAGCAGCGCCTGGGTGCGCATGACGCCCTCGGCGTGGTACTGACGGGCGGTCTCACGATCAATGCCCCGGCTGCGGCCGTCGCAGGCGTCGTGACAAGCGCTGCAGCACCAGGCGCCCTGCATGTCGTGTGGTTTCTTGCCGACGCCGCAGGTGCCAGCCAGGCGGTAGTGCGCAAGGACGGTGGTCTCGGGGTTACCGTTGCATACGCCAGGGATACGCACCTGGCATTCGCGGCCGCGTGCGGCCTTGGTCAGTTTTGTTTGGCGCACAGAATCGCCTCCTTGCAGGTTGATTGATCAGCGCCCCGCCAAGCGGGCACGCAGGGCTGCCAGGGCAGAATTCCCGACTTGTGGGGTACGGCGGGCGGCTACCTCGGAGGGAAGTGCCAGGGGCATCTTCTGCAACGGCTCACCAGCCATGAGGCGACGAACCGCGATGACATAGTTGCGCTCGAACAGCTTCGAACTGGCATCGGACGGCAGTTTGTTGAGGTTCTCGAAGCCGCACTCCTTGGCCGCGTGCCACACCGCGTCGTGACTCCACTTGCCACGGCCAGCCATCGCAGGATGTGCATTGCGAGTCGCTTCTCGGAAGGCGTTCGCCAATGCTGGGAGGCCAAGCATTTCGGGCGATGGCTGGCACCACTGGATGAACTCGCCGGGTGGAGGAATGAATGCTGCACCCGACTGGCGGCAGCGCATTAGCCCGAACTGCAACTGCTCGGGATTGCAGATGCCGGCCTCAAGAAAGGCGGTCAGCCATTGCTGCTTAGACGCGTCGTAGGTGGCCTGGTCTGGCCAAGCCTGCTTCCAGGCGGTGCAGATCGATCGCAGATCACGGAACAGATCGTTGATCACCTTCGCTGTCTTCCGGTTGAGCTCTGCCTTCACGTCATCGGGCAGATCGTATCCAGCAGAGATGTGCTGACCAGACTGAACCTTGGCCCATAGGCCATGAGTTACAACTGCGACTGGATTCATTGGGCGCTTCCTTGCTCGATCCACGACGTATCACTGTCGTCGAGCTGCTGGCCACCAGATCCTGCCCGCAGAGGAACAACCTTCGCGGCATTCGCAAGGTCGCGCTTTCTCCAGCCGACCAAGTCGGCGATCCACTGGCTCTCGGTTTTGGCCAGCCCCTTCGCGTCGTGATGGACGACAAAACCCGAAATGGCTTTTTCCGAGAACTCGTCGATAGCTACCCCGGAACGCTTGGCGTAAGCCTCAAGCTGAACCTGGTCGGGAATCCATTCGAGGAACATCGCGAACGGCTCACGCGGAGAGTGTGTATTACTTCCCTTCCCTTCCCTTCCGGGGGTGAGGACTCGATCACCGCTAGACGAGCCTTCGCCGACTTCTCGACGAGCACTCGGCGAGGGCTCAACGAATTCAGGGTGCTTTACAGTAGGTCTATCGATCTTCTGGTGGTGCCATCCGTTGACGTGCAGGTACTGCTTCGATGCCGCCTCGTAGATGGTGATCAGTCGGTTCGATACCAGCTCAGCGAGCAGCCCTTCCACCGTTAACGCAGTGATGTCGTCTCCAGGGAAAACGAGGGCCTTGATGGTCTTCGGGGACATCGGGTGGTTGCCTGCATCGTCGCAGAAGTTCCAGATCCCGATGAACAGGAGCCGAGCCATCGCCGAGCATTCCATGACCTGTTCACTGGTCCAGAACTCAGGCTTGATGGTGCGGATACGCGCCATTACGATCGCCCTCCATGACTTACAGCCTGACGCGTCAGATTCGACGAAATACCAAAACCTGACGTGGAATGCGTGGTATTGCCTGCATCGGCCATGCGGTGCATAATCGACCTCGATTTGATGCTGTTGAAGAAGCCGGGCTGCCACCCGGTTTTTTTATGCCTGCGATTCAGGTACTGGATGGATCAGCAGGTGTTTCGGTCATCTACTGGCGCAATGCCGGGCGTTGGATAATTCGACTCATGGAAACTTCACCGCCTCTGAAATTGCTCTGAGTTCTGCCTTGTAGCTGAGCCGACAGTGCACTTCGCAGATGCTGATGCCTAAGCAGCGGACTGCGGCTGGTTCAAGTTGCAACTGACTTGGTTCCACGGGAACGAAGGGCAGAGATCGTGGCGGCGTACTGCCCCATTAGTTAGAGCTTCAATTTGTAGGGCGCGCTTAGCTGGGACTGAGCGCTCCCCTGAACACCATTGGTTTACAGTCGGCGCCGAAACGCTCAGCCTGCGCGCCATTTCCGCCTGACTGCCCAGCAAGCGGGATGCTTCTTTGGCTGCTTCAGCTGATTTCATGACTTCTCTCCAGGAGATTTACTCGTGAAGATAAGGCATTACCTTATTTTGCACAAGCCATTGCCTAACCGACAACTGCATAGGCCTAATTAGGCAATGCTTACCGGACCAGAATTAGGCGCAGCCATTGAGGCCGCGCGTATCGCCAAGGGCGTATCGAAGAAGAAAATCGCAGACGACTTCCAGGTGAAGCCTCCGTCGGTACAGGGCTGGGTGAAAAACGGCCGAATCGACAAATCCAAGCTGATGGATGTCATCGCATACTTCGCTGATGTGGTCGGCCCTGAGCACTGGGGTCTACGCCCAGGGTTTACCTTCGAAAGCCTGTCGGACGCGGATTCCGAGCCTTCACCAGATGAGTCTGTTTCCACCTCTGCTGCCGATATCGTCCGCAACATGCTCGCCAAGCAGGGAAAGAGGCTTTCAGAGACTGCCCGTGCGCAGCTCATGGCTGCGGCTGAGGCAAGCGATGAAGGGAATGTGGTTACCGTCGACTTCTCGCGACCAGGACTGGTAGGCGACGAGGTTCGGATCGCCCACTACGACATTCGCGCGGCAATGGGCGGCGGTCAGCTCCCGCACGACTACCCGGAAATGCTCAAGGACATTCGCGTCAGTCCCAGTCATCTGCGGGAAATCGGCGTCGAATTCGAACAGCATTACCACCTGAAGGTGGTCACCGGCTGGGGCCAGTCAATGGAGCCAACCATCAAGCACCGCGACCCGCTGATAGTGAACATCAACGTCCGCGACTTCGTGGGCGATGGGGTGTACCTATTCGTCTGGGATGACCTGCTCTACATCAAGCGCCTGCAGGTGGCTGATGAGGACCACTACGAGATGATTTCGGACAACCCTCGGCACAAGGATCGGCTGATTCGGCGTGACATGACCTACATCCAGGCCAGGGTGCTGCTGGTGTGGAATGCCCACCTGGTCTAGCCAGGTATTTTGCCAGGGCAGCACTCAGATTACTGGAGCTAGAGGCGAAGCAAGACAACGGATTGAAAGTGCGGACGGAATGGGATGAGTCAGTGGCGAGAGCGTGGTTTCTGGGGTAAAGCGTGGATTTTCGCCCTTCTAGGGCTCCTCGTCGTTGCAACCGACGGCGCTGACCTTTCTTGCCTGGGCGGAGGCTCCAATCGAAAGCGGGTCTTCAGTCCCGGCTTTATCTTCCTATGCGTGTTCGTAGTGGTCCTTGAGCTGATGGTGCTGAGCCACTGGTACGGGGTGATCTGATGAGGTTCATAGGTCTATCCGGGCCGGAAACGAGCATGAAGCCCAGGCAGTGATCGGGGTCTACCTGGCAATACAGGCTGAGGAGGATCGACTGATAGAGAGGTCGAAGGAGCTGTAACCCGGTGGGTTACGATCAGCGAGCGAAGACTCGTCGAGTTGATGGATTTTCCCTGGGGAGGGACCCTGCATGGTGATAAGTGACACCCTGATCGCGGAATTGCTCGCAATCCCAAAGGTCATCAAGAATCCTGGCGCTAAGGCCAAGGTCCAAAAGAAATCAGAGCGAATCAACTATCAAGTTTACGCCTCTGATAGTGACAAGTCTTTTGAGATGTACACCCGCCAGAACCAAATTGACCCAGATGCCTACTCGTGCGGCTTGATCTATCACCCTCGCAACGGGGAGAAGGTCACGCTGGTCCGCTACAATGGGAGCAACCACGTCCATCGGAACCCGCTTGAGGATGGAGAGCTCATAAAGCATAAGTGCCATATCCATCGCGCGACAGAGCGGTACATGGAAATGGGTGACAAGGCCGAGAAATTCGCAGAAACCACCGATCGGTACCATGATTTGGCGGGAGCGATAAAATGTATGCTGAGTGACTGCAACATCTCTGGGCTCGACCTCCCAAGCCAAGATTTTGGGGTGGAAGTATATTCGCAACTGAGCTTTGACTTATGAACGACATTGCCGCCATCAAGGAGACCCTGTGCCACGCATTCTGCGAGGATGTGGCGGTGTCTGCGCGCGGCGATTTGCTGACGGTATCTCTGCCTCTCACCGCGAGGGATGGCGACTCATTTACGAGCTACTTGACCAGGACCTCCGCTGGGTGGCGCATCTCTGACGCCGCTAACACCATGATGCGCCTCAGCTACGAGAATGACCTAGGAAAGCTTCTCACCGGTCCTCGAGCTAAACTCTTTGAGACGATACTCTCCGAGAATGGCTTGCAAGAAGATGATGGTGAAATTTTCTTGGAGGTCCCAGCTGACAGGTTGGTCAGAGGCCTATTTCAGCTCGGGCAAGGACTCAGCAGAGTGGAGGATATTGCCCTATGGTCACGTAGTCGGGTTGAGTCAACCTTTTACCACGACCTGCGCGAAATTCTTTACTCGATCGTTCCCAGCGAGATGGTCGACGAGTCCTACGCCCCTGCCATCAGTGGCGGGGAGGATTATCTGGTTGACTACCAGATCAGAACTCAAGGTCGTCCATTGTACCTTTTCGGGGTAAACGGGAAGGATAAAGCTCGGCTTACCACGATAACACTGCTTCACCTTAAGCATATGGGTCTGAAATTTGACTCAATGATCGTGTGCAGCGATTTTACTGAACTGCCAAAGCAAGATGCATCGCGCCTCATGACTGCTGCCAACGACATTGTCCCGGTTGTGACTGATGTTCAGGCCATTAAGGACAAAATTCTAGACAGAGTTTCTTGAGCGCCTCGTTGCACCAAGCCCGCCTCGGCGGGCTTTTTCATGCCTTCACGCTTTTTTCACGCCCTACCCTGCACAGTGAGGGCTCATCCGCTTCCCTACGTTAGCCCGCATTGCAGTGCGGGCTTTTCTTTGGACGCGTGATGGCGGATGGCCATAGTGGTAGGATGACGCCCAAATCACAGGGAGTTATCTATGCTTTCGTCCGCTCAAAAAATTTCCGCTCTGCTCTTAACGTCACTGGTGATAGGCGGATGCGTTTCACAGCCTGCCCCGCAGCCTCGGCCATCATTTCCGGTCGAGGAGTACAAGGCTTTACCCGCCACCGGGACCGGCACGGTTGAAGGGCAAGTCTTCATGAAAACAGTTGGCGGCGATGTCAAATATGGAGCTGGTTCGCAGGTATACCTTAACCCTGTCACGTCTTACTCGGAGCACTGGTATCGCACGATCTACGAGGTTCGTGCTCCAATCCAGCCAGCTGATCCGCAGCAGTCGAACTATGTAAAAATCACTCAAGCCGACGGCAGTGGCGCCTTCCAGTTCAACGACGTTCCTCCTGGGCGGTATTTCTTGACCTCGGATGTCCGCTGGCAAGCCCCTACCCAATGGGGCCTTACCAACCAGGGCGGGCAAATCACGGATCGGATTACCGTAACAAACGGTAAGACTACCAAGATCATGCTCACCCGCTAATGCCTTCATCGCACGATGAGCCCGCCTTGAGCGGGCTTTTTGATGGCTGTCAGAAAGGCGCCTCCTCCTCAAGCTTTTCCTCCTCCCAGGCCCTGTCCACCACCAGGTCGTCACGATCAGCTGCGCTCAGCGGCTCCCACCTTACCGTCACGCTCTCGTCGTCGTTGAATGTCAGGTCCAGCTCAGGCGTTTCGGCCAGCAGCCCCATCACCTCCTCCCACTCCATGTCTCCATCCGTGTCTAGGCGATGGATCGTCACCCAACGCTGCGACTGCGCAATCGGGTGATTGATCATCGATGAGACTCGCAGGCCCAGGCGTTCCAAGGCCGTCATCTCTTGGCGCGCTTGCGGGCTCGAATTCTTCTGCTTGGCCATACCTTCCTCATCAGCTGTACATACATCCAGTATTAGGCGGAGATTACCTGAGTCATCGAATGATGCAAGCACGGATGACGGATAAGGCATTCAAGAATAAATTAGGCATTACCTATTTACATGGGTTAGGCATTGGCTTATCTTTCTTTTCAAGCAGTCACTTACTAGGGCTGCCGAAGCCCTCACCGGCCACCGCTCTTTACACAACCAGACGTGACCACCTCGACGCACCCAGGCAATCACCTGGGTCGGGACAAGCTAAGTCGTCGACCACGCAGCCTCTGGACAGCTGCCGGACTCCCCAATGGGAGGACGCCAAACCATGCAGCCAGCCGGGAAGAACACCGAACACGAAATGTGTGACCCGGCCAGGTGGGGATAGCCGCGGCAATACGCATGGTGCGGAAAACAGATTTCACTGGCTGGCCTTGGCGACAGGGCCAGACGGGAAATCAACCGCCCTGGAGGGCAAGACGATGGCGAAGCGGCCAACAAACCGCATCAAGTACAAGATCTGGGGCGAAGACAGCTCGACTGAGTTCGACGGGAGCATCGCTGAAGGGCTGTATTACGGCGCCTGGAGCCTTTCTGTTGGCGGTGGACAGCAGCTAATCGACAGATTGATCGAGCAGCAGAAGAAAGTCCTGAGCCAGTCACCCTGCGCTACGTCAGCCTGACGGAAACTGCCCGGTTCACCTGGTTCCCCATCACCAGGCTGCATCGGTCGTGGCGTTCGCCCTCCCCTGGTCCGGGAGGTACACGGCAGCGAGCGTCACGACCAATGCAGCCCAACGGAAGTGAACTCAAATGGCGAAGTCGTTCAAGCAAATGATCAAGGATGGCGAGGTGCGGCGCGCCGATGCCATGAAGGTTCAACTGGAGGATCTGCACGAAGAGCCAGGTTTCAACCTCCGCACCGAAGGCGATGCACTCGAAGCGAGCATCAACGCTCTCGCAGAGTTCATCGCAGCGGGCGGTCAAATCCCTCCGCTGGAAGTTCGCCCACGGGCCGAAGGTGGTGTTTGGCTGGTTGATGGCCACCGCAGGCGCCGGGCGCTGTTGAAGCTCGATGCCGAGGGCCGTCTGCCACGGACGCCCAACAAAGATAGGCCACACGTACTGGAAGCCTGGGTGCCAGTGATCGCTTTCGAAGGCAGCGATGCCGATCGAGTGGCACGCATCATCACCAGTCAGGAAAACGAAAAGCTCTCCCCCTTGGAGCTGGCTGAAGGCTACAAGCGCCTCCGGGCTTTCGGCTGGTCGGTGGAGCAGATAGCCACCAAAGTCGGCAAGACACGGCAACACGTCGAGCAGGTGCTCACTGTCGGTAACGCAAACACTGATGTGCAGAACCTGGTAGCTGCCGGCCACGTTTCAGCTACGACAGCTGCACAAGTCGTCCGGGAACACGGAGACGGTGCTGGCAAGGTGCTGGGAGCCGAACTGGAGAAAGCACAGGCAAGCGGCAAGAAGCGAGTGACTGCCGGTTCGATGAAAGGCCCTTCGATACCGAAGCCCAGGCTTGAAGCAGTGCACACCGCATCACGCAATTTAATTGCATCGCTGGACTCGATCGATGAGGACAGCCGCTCCCTCACCATTCCCACTGCGCTTGTCCTGCAACTGCGCGAAGCCTTGGACGGCGCCAAACCGAGATAACAGCTCATGGACACGATCACTTGCGGCTCATGGATTGGCCAGCTCGGCAAGGCGCTGGCTCCGCGTGAGCTCGAAGCATTGCTGTGGGTGGCCCAAGGGCTCACCACCAAAGAAATCGCCCGCGAGATGGCAGTCAGCCCCGGCACCGTGGCCAACCGCATCGAGGCCGCGCTGTTCAAGCTTGAGGCCGGCCGCCGCATCGAGGCGGTCACCAAGGCCATGCGCCAACAGATCATCAGCCCGCTCTGCATCGCCCTCGCCGGCCTCATCGCCATGCATGCGGTGATCGACGACAGCGACCCAATGCGCCGCGACCGCCGTGCGCCGGAACGCCGCACCGCCCAAGTTCGAATCGTTCGCAAGGCCGAGGCCTTCGAGCTCCACGCCTGACCCTACCGAGGATCAACCCATGCAGACAGCAATGCACCCGGCCTTCCAAGAGAAGGTGGAAGGGCTCAAAGCCCTGCTCGAGCACAGCAAGTTGGTAAGGGCGGAAGCCATGGCAAAAGTCAGCGCAGGAACGCCGCGCTACCAGGCCTCGGGCAAGGGTAACACCTGGGATGTGGTAGAAATCGCCACGGGCGCCGTTCAGGGCTTCGCCTTCAGCTATCGAGCCGCGCTGCGATTCGTGGATGCAATGGAAGCCGGGGCGGCTAACAAGACAGGCACGCGGCAATGAGCAAGCGCAAGCCGCACAACATGCGCTCCCGACTGGAGCGGACCTGCCGGGCTTTGGTCTCCGCCAACCACGCGGCCGTCGTGAACATCGACCCCAGCGGCCAGCAGGTGTTGATCAACTGGAAAAACCTCAAGCAGATCTGCGTGCGCCAGGTGGTCGATGCCGTGTGCGACATCCCGCACCGATGGACCATCTACTTGAGCGTGCTGTGCCGAACAGAGCTCGGCGAGCGGTACCACAAGTCGATTGAGGTCGCGCCACAAGGCAACTACCGGGCCGACCACCTGACCGACGTAATCGAGACTACCTACACCGACCTGCGGGCCACGGCCAACCCTAACCACTTGGTCGCGGCCGGCTGGATCGCCATACCCACCGACACAACGCTCGACGAAGCAGAGGCCGCCAAGATCTTTGCTGCCGTCGGCGCCTGGAATCAGCAGAAAGCAGCATGAAACGCATCACCGCACGCGTCCGGCACGGCCGGCGCCAGCAGCACATCAATTTGCCGCCCAGCGGCTTGGGAGGTATCGGCCATGGCCAAGCAGAAGACCGGAGCCGCGAAGCACTCTTCGGACTACCGGGATCGCCAGAAGGAAGAAGCCGAGAGGCTGGGCATCGAGAAGGTGTTCTTCAACATGCCGGAGGGCATCAAAAAGGCAATGGCTGCCGAGATCAAGCGTTGCGGATACAAGCAGATCCAAGAGCTGTGGCAGGACCTGGCCTTGTCGTGGATTGCGCAGGATCCTGAAGAGCGGGCGCGTCGCCTTGAGCGGCCTGACGCGCCAGCTTTTTACATATCGCCAAAACTAGCGCGTCAGTTCGAAGAAGCAAGCAAGGCCGAACTTCGAAGATACCCAGGTGACGAAATCCGTTGTCCTGCTAGTCCTTGAATAACACTCGGCCACTGGCATAAGCGCCAATCGATAGAAGCTCACTTGTGCTAAGCGTTGATGCGCCTTTAAGTATCAATCTGCCCGACCCCATGCTCGCATGCGTTGCCAGTTGGCACAGATCGCTTAAGGTTCTTCCAGTAACCGACATCTCAATCGAAACGCCTGAGGCGATCAGTTCTTTCAACTCGCTGAGCGGCCTAGCTTCAAATCCCATAGCAACTCCTTGATCAGGCCCTATGCCTGCTTACAAGTAGTACCGCACCGACGCCTCCAAACACAAATGCGTGACGCATTACTGCGCACTTCTCAGATCACCATGCCGCATCCGGCCACGGAGGGCGGCGCATGCATGGAGAAAGCCATGATCGATAACCAGACGCCCATGGGCCGCATGGACCACGGAAAGACAACGTGCGGACGCATCGTCATGAGCCGCTGGGATCAGCCTGAGCGGTCGGATAACGAGGCTGACCGCCAGAGATTCATCAGGGATGTGCATCGAAGCGGATTCATCCACTCCACGCAGGTCCGATATGAAGGCGACCAGCTGCCTGACTGGGTTGGTCAAAGCCATTGCCAGGACCTCAACTGCAGGTGTCAGGAATTCCTGAATCGAGCCTGAGCCTCCGGCGCTGCCCGCCAGCGCCTTAACACTTTCCGCCGAGGACGGGTGGCAAGGCTGTGAAGAACCAGTAGATCCCAGTTCCTAACACCAAGGTCCAACGGCTTTCAGGGTTCAGAAACATCCCGGCCACGCCAAGCGCGATCAGCGCAACGCCAGCCCACCGTCTGCGCTTGGGGTTAAACCACAGCTGGAACGCTCGAAGCCTTTCGCGCAAATGCATCACCACTCTCCTTGGCTGGTAAGCGGCAAAGCATATCACTCGGCGCTGCCCGCCAGCGCCTTCCCCTATTCAACGATAACGCCTCCCCGGCGAGGGCGGCGCCTGCACGCAAGGACCATGGGAGAAACAAGGAGCTAGCATTAATAGCTCACGAACTGAGGAAGGGATGCTTTTCAGCATAGTATATTGGGTGAGGCTCGTCCTCATCTTGGTAACTTACAACAGAGAAAGATTGTCTTCCAAGGCGGCCGATCCGGCTTCTGTACTCAACTGATAAGACAAAGTCCTCCCATTCGTTCATCCCACTTCTCCGGAGAGTCTCACAGTCACCCGAAAACATCGTACCTATTCTTTTACTTGGATGTTCTCTGCCCCCAAGCTCAGCGACGACTTTAACGTCCTCGCAATACTCTCCAAAATTATGCAAGCTAAAGGCAAAGTAGAATTCCCCATCATCATCCCAGCCGCTACCAGATGCCACCACCTTAAAAAGGGGCTCAAGAGAATTCTCATGATTTCGGAGAGCAACTTCATTCGCCGAAGCCATCTTCGCTTGTTCAGCCACAGCATTATTTAATTCAATCGCCTGAAGCCTAAGAGCTTCTGTACCCTGCCTCAACTCATCGCCTTGCTGGAAATATCCAAACACTAGCCAAGCTAAAGCCAACGGCCCGAAGGCTCCAGCAAGATAATCACCTAGTTCATTAAGTCCTAAATCTATCAGATCATCGAATCGATACACGCAAATCAATGCGAATCCACATATATAAATGACCGAAAATATTACGGCCAACTTTGTCCTTAAGCTCATCCCTACCTCTTCCCTACTTTTTCAGGCCAACATAGTAATGGCCAGGAGCCGCCATGCTCAATCGAATCGTCTGCCAGTTCAGTTGCGGCGCCGCTTCGGCGGTGGCCACCAAGCTGGCCTTGGCCGAGTACGGCAGCACGCATGACGTGCAGATCATCAACGCATTCATTGCCAACGAGGAAGTAGACAACCGACGGTTCGCCCAGGACTGCGAAGCCTGGTTCGGCCAGCAAATCACCGTCCTGCGTGACGAGAAGTACGGCGCCGACGCCCTTGAGGTGTTCCGGCGCGAGCGCTATATGAAAGGCCGTACCGGAGCGCCGTGCACCAAGATCCTCAAGCGGCGCTTGCTCGACACATGGAAACAGCCTGGCGACGTGATGGTGTTCGGTTATACCGCCGAGGAGGCCGATCGCCTGGAAGACCTCAGGGAGCGAAACCCTGACCGCCCGGTGATCGCACCGCTGATCGACCGAGGCCTGGGCAAGGATGACTGCAAAGCCATCCTGCTGCGAGCAGGCATCGAACTGCCGCTGATGTACCGGATGGGCTACGACAACGCCAATTGCATCGGCTGCGTTAAGGGAGGGGAAGGCTACTTCCGAGCCATCCGTCAGGACTTCCCGGAGCAATTCGAGGCCTTGTGCGCCATTCAGGACGACTTGGGCGAAGGCTCCTACCTCTTCCGCAACCGCAACACCAACGTTCGCTATTCCCTTCGCGATCTTGGCGATGGCCCCGTACGGCGTAACGAGACGATTCCCTCTTGCTCATTCTTCTGCGAGTTGGCAGAGGCTGACCTCGCGGGTACCGGTACAGAATAGTGCTACCTGACAATGGTGCTATTGAGCCGTTTCATGACAGAGTCCTCAATCGACGGTGCTCTATTCGATGGCAGTTCGCACAAAGACAGCGAAGGTCTTCGAGAGTTGTTTTGTGGTTATCCCCCATTTCAGCAACATGAACTGCGTGGTGATGAACCTCAATGCACGCCTCGCCAAACTCTCCATAAATCTCAACAGGATCGACGTGGCAACTCTCGCAAAACAACTTTCCGTGCTTACGACGAAACTCAGCTTTTTTGGCATTGGAAAGACCAGTGGCCCGCTCTCTTCGAAGGTGATGCACCAGGCCACGATAGCCCTCTGCCCACACCTGGTCTTCGCTATCGGGAAGTAGATCCACTGGCTTAACTTCGACCCCTTTCGACACCACTCTATAACCAGCTTCCTCTAAGAGGTCGAAGCAAACAGTCCCAACGCCCGCGGTGAAGTGTACTGGTCTAACGGTGAATCCCAGAGCGGCGGTTGCCGCGAGTCCAAATACCTGTTTAGGGGCGAGGCGAACTCCCTCGTCCACTAGAAGGTCGTAATCGGTTGAAGGCCCGAAATTTTCAGCGGTCCCTCCCTCAAGTAGTACCTGTACGGCTTGCCAGATATGCTCCGAGGTCACCTTACGCAACTGATTTGCTGGCAACCGTCCTTCGAGGGGACCATGAGTGCCCAGTAATGAGTTCGATAACCGTTGCGTGGCTTCGACCTCAGGATTGGTGACGGATAGTAGACTCAAAATCTTTCGAGCAAGCATTGGGGATACACTCGCCAGATACGAACCCTGATTCGCATCTCCATTTTCTTGTACAGGTGAATACTTCCTCGGGAGCAATTCAATCAAAGAGCTAATATGTGGTTTAAGCACAAGTGGGTGATCTAAAGGTAACCACTCGATTGGTACCATCCAGCCGAGATCGTCCCAGTACTCGCCAGCTTGAGAATGGCTAGCTGGAATCGGTTCTTCCCGGTGCTCACCAGATGCAACACCAATCGCTTTAATCTCCTGCCAGGCAAAAGAAATGACAATATCCCCAGCCCTCACACGTGTAAGACTGTCGTAACCAAGATTGTATGTATTATTTTTCTTCGTTTTTGGAGACCAGATGTACCCGCCGGCGTGCTCATCTTTGTAGGTTTGCTTGTGATTCACCCACCAAAATCTGCGCGGAACCTCACCGTTGATCACATACCGCACAATGTCCTTCGACGTAGATGAACGATTACTACTCTTACCGTCGGGAAGCAGGCAGCGGATTGGTATTCCTAGCAATACCTGGTCGACTAGATCCTCATGGCTATAAATCTTGAGATCGAACGCCTTCTCGTTTCCTCCATCTGGATAGGCTCGATAGGAGCGCTCACCAGTCGCAGCATCCAGTTGAAAAATTGGACGAATCGCTCGCCCTTCCCGGTCTTCGAAATAGAAATCGGATGAGACAAGCATTGACTGACCTACAGCCATTGTTTTGGGATCAGACATCCTTGCAACTCCATCGACATGAATGGCACAAAGATATCATCCGACTTCTTTAGCACGAAACCGAATGCGCTTCTGACCAAACAACGCAGCGCCTTTCCCAGCGGGAGTACATCCGTGCCCCTATCGCTGTAACCCCTCTCCCCTCTATTTTGAGCAGGCGAACTGGTCGAACTGAGGGATGGTATCGGTGGCGACTCTACGGGCCCGGCCCACACCCCAGGCCAAAGCCCTGGTCATCGACTCACCGGGACGCGAATCGAAAGCCTCTTCGTGTATCGCCATGCCGGACGACGCATACACACCAATGAACATCTGTGTAGTGCCTGTCCGCGACAGTCGCACCTGGACATCGATGTATGTCCCATCGTCGAGTGTCTCGTCATGAGTGCGGTGGTGAAGCGTCGGGTCAGCCCAGGCCCAGAAAACATCACCGCGTATTCTCATGAAGCTCTCCTACGACTTTAGTTGTAGTTAGGTGTTGTATTGCCACCATAGCGAACACCCAGTTTTACGCAAATCCGCCGAGCCGATCTGAGAGCTGAATCGGACAATCGGCAACCCCTCTTCCCTCTATTCACTGCCGCAATATGGCGGCCAAGGAACCTGCATGCCTGCAAAACAGCATCCGCTCGACGTGCAGAGCGTTGGTGAAGACACCTACATCGTCATGAGTAAGGGGCATCACGACCTCGATCAGTTCATGGCCGCCGCCATCAAGCGGTATCCAGGCTGGGCGCTTGGCGGCCCAGTCCACGTCTGGATCAAGACGACTCCAGGTCGCGGGACCTACGACTGCATGTACAACATGGTTCCCGAGGGCACCCGTGGGTGCTGGCCGGCAACCTATTGCCATGAGTACGGCGAAGGCTTCGAGCGCTACAGCGGCGAGGTGAGCAAATGACCCGCCTCGCCCTCTGCCTCCTGCTGCTGGCCACCGGCGCCAGCGCAGAACAACTCAGCGACGACATCGAGGTCGTTCGTGATAACCAGCGCGGCGTCACCTGCTACGCGTTCAAGCGTGGCTATGCCGGCGGCAGCAGCTGCATCCCCGACAGCCAGCTGCAGGCCGGCAACGAGCGCCAGCTCTCCCCGCACGAAACCCAACCCGAACCTACACCCGCTCTGGCGCCTGGGCGCTGGATTGATGAGAGGTATCAGCTGTGAGCAAGGTAATTCACTTAGTCTCGCACTTTGGCTGCTTCGACGATCACGATTGCCAGATCGCATGCAACCAGGCCGGCGAAGACATGGACGGCTCTGACCGCCCGAAAGAGGTGACCTGCAAGAAGTGCCTGCGGGTCTATGCGGCGCGCGAGCGACAGGGCCAGGAACAACGAAGGAAGCGACTCGCCGCGCAGCAGGTGCAGTCATGACCGACCTGATCGAAGTGAAGACGGCCGACCTGGTCGGCGAGCAGCTGGCATGGGCCGTCGGCAAAGCGGAAGGCCTGGACGTGCTCCTCGCCCCGCCCATCTATGGCAACCCGTGGAGGGTGTTCGTCCGCTACACCGGCGAGGTCACCATCCGCGATGTGCGGTTTGACCCGCACGAGAACTGGTCGCTGGCCGGCGCCCTGATACGCAAGCACAACATCAGCCTCCACGCCCCTCAGCACGGTTCGGATTGCTGGGCAGCCTGGAAGACGATCGATGATAACGACGTGCTCATGGGCGGGGCCACTGAAACCATAGCGGCCTGCGGGGTGGTGGTTGCGTTGAAGCTCGGCGATACCGTCCAGGTGCCGAAGGAACTGATGCCATGAAGACCGTTGGCGGAATCATCGAGGCGGCGAAATCGGGCGACCGGCCTGACTAAGACGACCTGCGCCTATCAATCACCATCAAAATCACCATTGGTCTAGGTCGTGGAGACGTTGTATCTGGTGCTTGTACTCGCACACTGTCTGATAGGTAGCGCTCGCGGTCCCAGTGATGAGAGCACCTACCACACCGCAATCTGCCTCTACGAACTGCTCCCACGCTGCCTGCGCCTGGGGCATCATGGCCGGTAGATTTTTAGGGAGCCGGCCTTCATCGGCGTACTCCTTTGCGGTGGCCAGGGCCTTCTGGTACTTCTCTTTCACCGCATCCTTAGCCGCCTCCCGCATTGCATATGCGCAAAGACCTGAATCCTGGGTGGTTTTGGTCTCCGGCTTCCTCAAGCACTGCTGCAAATCGGCCTCCAGCTTCGCCGCGTACTGACGCACCGCTGCATCCCGTGCTGCAATCTCTGCTTCTTCCCCATGCAGCTCAGCGTGGGCTGCGCCCACTACTACCAGCACCGCTCCTGCGATACCGGCCTTGATAGCGGTCTTCATTGTTCTCATTTCCCTGAGTGATAGCCCGTCCGGCGTGGTGCCGTTCCAGGCGGGTTTGGCTCGGCCAAAAGCCGGGCTGAGGTGATTCCTAACGCATTGTATGCGTTGCCATCACCATCGAGCTGGGGCACCGCAACATTTCAACCGCAATCAAGGCCCTGATCAGAGAGCGCGATCAGCTTCGGCAAGATCGAGACGCCCTGCTGGATGCCGGAGGACACCTTCTATGACCCTACCCCTGATGTACATGGCCTACCTGATCTACAGGGGGCCGCGATGAGCGCAGCAGCAAAGGTTCTCGACCCCTGCAGCGCCAGCCGCATGATGTGGTTCGACAAGGAGGACCAGCGCGCCCTGTTCGGTGACATCCGCGACGAGGAACACCTGCTCTGCGATGGCCGGGTGCTGAAGGTTGAGCCCGATGTGCTTATGGACTTTCGGAGCCTGCCCTTCGAGGCCTCCACCTTCCGCCTGGTCGTGTTCGACCCACCGCACCTGACCCGAGCCGGCGTGGATAGCTGGATGCGGGCTAAGTACGGGCTGCTCACCAGCGACTGGCGAAAGGACATCCGCCAAGGCTTTGCCGAGTGCTTCCGCGTGCTGGAACCCGAGGGGATCCTGATCTTTAAATGGAACGAAACCCAGGTGCTGGTCAGCGAGCTGCTGGCCCTGACTGATGAGAAACCCCTGTTTGGCCACAAGTCCGGTAAACGCGAAAAGACGCACTGGATCACCTTCATGAAGCGCCCAGCAGCCTAACCCCGCCCACTACTACTCAAACCCGCCAGCCAGGCGGAACCATATCGGTGACCCCGCCGAGATGGTCACACCCAACCACCACTCAAGCCCGCCGGCGCGCCGAACAGAAATGCGTCACGGCCAGCAATACACCCGGTATGGCCATGCCAAGGCCGCTGTAGATGAATGCAGGCTGCTCTGTCATCAGCCCACTGAAAGCGAACCCGATACCAGTTGGTATCAGGGTGACTGCTGCATAGCCCCACGGCTTTCTAGTTTCCTTGGCCATATCGTTCCTCCTCTTGAACCCCGATTAAACCACATGAGCCCGCCGACAGGCGCAGGCGAGGATTCCCTATGTCCGCAACAGAACGATTTCACCAAACCGCGAACGACTGCCTGGAGCGTATCGCGGCTGACCTCTGACCAGGCGCCAAGCTGGCTTTGGTCATCTACACCCAGGACAAGCCCGAGCTCGACATCGTGCTCAAGGACAGCGGCCTGAACGTTGACGAGGTCGTGAGCACCCTGCGGCGGCGCGGCGGCCTGGGACTTGATGGCGAGAACACCTACAAGCGGCTGCTCTGTGACGCCATCATCGGCGCCATGGCCTTCGGCAGGCAGAACAGTAATCCACCGCCGGAAGGCCATTGGGGCAAAGAGTTCTGGGATATCGGACGCGCCGAGGGTGCGCTGCAGGAAGAACTGACCCAGGCGCTGCGCCTGGCGCGCAAAGAACTGGACACCTGCCAGCGCGTTATCCACTACGCCGGGGGCTTCGATCCAGCCTATGTCAACAACGCCAAGGCCGCACTCAAAGTCGCCGACACGGTGCTCGAAAAGACCCCCACCTGACCACCAACCTGCCGCCACCGGCGGCGTGGAGACCATCATGCAAGACGAAGAGCGCCAGCCGGTGACCTATGTGTCCGACAAGGTCCCTGAGGAAAAAATGGCCGAGCTGGTCGGTACGACCAAGCGGGCCCTGGAAGGCAAGCGAAGCCGCGGCGTGATCCCCGAGGGGGTCTGGAAGAAAATCGACGGCCGGATTTTTTACAGCATCAGGAGATACGAAGCGTGGCTGGAAGGAAGCTGGGGTTACCCACTGGAGTCGAATTCATCGGCAAATCAATCCGGATCCGTTTTACTTGCAACGGTGAACGTCGGACCGAAACTCTCGCATACCCCCAGACCGCCAAGGGGATCAAAGCGGCAGCCGATCTACGCGCTCAAGTAATTAGCCTGGCCAAACACGGGGTTCTGGACGAAAAGCGGTACGCCGAACTGTTCCCGACTTCGAGCTACAACGCTCCAACTAATGAGCTCATGTTTGGCGAGTATGCGCAAAGCTGGTTGAACAGCCTAGAAGTGGTGCACGACACCCGGGTCAACTACAAGGGCTTGATGAACAACTACTGGATGCCACATCTGGCGACACTGCCGATCAAAGCGGTCACGCCGATGGTGCTGAGGGAGGTGGTCGCAAAGACCAAGTGGAAGAGTTCGACAGTCAAGCGCGCCGCGATTGCCCGGGTTAAGGCGATGTTTCGCGCGGCGGTCTATGACGAAGTAGTGGACAGGAACCCGGCGGCATCAATCCAGTTGCCGCAGAAAAACAGAAAGCAGATTGACCCCTTCACTGTTGAAGAGGCTGACGCGCTTATCCAGTGGATGTACGCGAACTTCTCCCGAAGCAACCAGGTGTTCGCGGCTTTCTACGAGTTCGCGCTGTTTACCGGCATGCGTACCGGGGAAATCATGGCGCTGCGCTGGGATGAGATCGACTTTGAGAAAAAGACGGCCCACGTCTGTCGGATCGTGGTCGAGAATCAGGTAGTTGATCGCACCAAGACCAAGTACACCCGAACCGTGATGCTTAACAGCCGAGCCCTTGGCGCCCTGGCCAGAGCGCAAGAGGTGGCGCATTACCGGTCCAAGCAAACGCGTCGGGTGTCTACCGAATCGCCATTCATCTTTCAGCCTGCGGGGAAGTCACTCCACATGATGAGGCCTGAAACGCCTGCGCACCACTTCAATGAGGCGATCAAGGCCCTGAAAATTCCTGCCCGACCGCAGTACAACTGCAGGCATACCTATGCCACGATGTGCCTTATGTCGGGCATGAACCCTGCTTTCATCGCTGGCCAGCTGGGGCACTCCGTCCAGGTGCTGCTCACGACCTACGCGAAGTGGTTGAATTCAGCCAACGACTGGGCAGAACTGGCGAAGCTGGAAACGAACGTAATTGGTACAGAATTGGTACAGCATTAAATATCGTTCACCTTGCGCCCTTTAGTCATAAGGCATTCGACAGCGTTTGGGCCATACTCCACAATGCAGCGGTTTAGGGGGAAAACCCTTGCACAGCCAACGACATACCAACTTTTAGTGAGCCTCAACGTGAAAACATCCCTGTCTATCCTCAGCCTGCTGCTGTTGCTCACAGGAACCGCGACCCTTCCGTCGACCGCTGCTGCACAACCCCCGGCCCAGGTTCAACGCGACCCGTCCAAGCTGCACCTGGCTTCAGGCAGCGCCTTGCTGATCGACCTGAACACCAACCAGGAGCTGTACGCCAGCCATGCCGACCGCGTGGTGCCGATTGCCTCGGTGACTAAACTGATGACCGCGATGGTGGTGCTGGATGCCAGACTGCCCATGGATGAGATGCTCACCATGACCATTGCCAACAACCCGGAAATGAAAGGCGTGTATTCGCGCGTGCGCCTGGGCAGCCAGCTTGACCGCCGCGAAACCCTGCTGATTACCCTGATGTCATCGGAAAACCGTGCCGCCAACTCCTTGGCCAACGCCTACCCAGGTGGCTATCCGGCGTTCATCAAGGCGATGAATGCCAAGGCCCGCAGCCTCGGCATGGCACATACCCGGTATGTCGAGCCGACCGGCCTGTCGACGCAGAACGTGTCCACCGCCCGTGACCTGGCCAAGCTGCTGATGGCCTCGCGCAAGTACCCGATGCTGAGCGAGCTGTCGACCACCCGCGAAAAAACCGTGGCCTTCCGCAAGCCCAACTACACACTGGGCTTCCGTAACACCGACCACCTGGTGAACAAGAGCAACTGGGACATCAAGCTGACCAAGACCGGCTTCACCAACGAAGCCGGGCACTGCCTGGTGCTGCTGACCCGCATGGACAACCGCCCGGTGGCCATGGTCATCCTGGATGCGTTCGGCAAGTACACCCACTTCGCCGATGCCAGCCGCATGCGTCAGTGGCTGGAAACCGGTGCCGCCAAACCGGCACCTGCAGTGGCCATGCAGTACAAGGCGGACCGGCAGAACAAGGGGCGCCTGGTTTCCGAGTAA